ACTTATTTCGATAGACATTTTAACAACTCCTCAGTTCTCGGCAGTCTTTCCCACCGGGCGATGACTACAGCATAAAGTTCTTCGCGTGTGGACTTCCCCAAGTAGGCGGACGCTATACGGCCATTGAACAACAGCCATTCGTTATTACCCACCTTTAGCAACAAAAATACATGACCGCCCGCGCGCTCCCGGCGAACCGCCCAAACACGCTGTTCCTGCGTGTAGTGGTCGATTCTCAGCGGCCCGCCGGCCCGCGGCCATTCAGGAGCATATTTCAGCTCAATCCAGCCGTGCGCATAATTGACGTCAGGCGTTCCCGGCACCATATGGTTTTCAACCCGGATCGGGTCGAGGCCCTTTAGCTTCGGGCGTAGGGCCTCCCACATAGATGACTCAGACATGACGGATAGAAACCGTGATGCCTTTGTCCCGGGCGATGTCCAGGGATTCTCCGACCTTGCGCCGCCACTCCGTTATCCAGGCCTGTTCGCGACCCTCGACGGGCAGAGACGCGAAAACCACGCGACGAATACCGGCGGCGGCAGCGCGTTCGATGCATGCAGGGCAGATCGGGAAAGAAGTATAGAGCGTGAACCCCTCCGCCGTCTCGCCATCAAGAAATTCTATGGCGTTGACTTCCGCATGGACCACGTTCTTGAGTTTGTATTCGCGGTCAGCGTACAGGTGCGGTGAATCATCCTCGCCCGGACGAAAGCCATTGAAGCCTGTGGACGCGACGCTGTTGTTGGGCCGAACCAACACAGCCCCAACCTTCGTCGAAGGGTCCTTGCTCCAGGTTCCGACGTGCTTTGCCAGCTCCAAATAACGCTGGTCCCATCTATCTTGACGCGTGTTCATACAAGCCCCTTCTCAATAGCAAAACTTTCGCGGAGGAAAATGCTGGTGACTTTTCCGTTCTCTTCACATTCGTCCGTGATCTGCGACTTCGGGACCCAAACTTCAACGGTTCCGTTATCGACCAGCATTGCCAAATTTGTTTCGGCCTTGACCGTGACTTCAATTTCGACTTCGTTGCTCATGATTCATACCCCATCGAATGACCCCAGGAAGCGCCCACCTCCACATCGACTTTTGAGGGGAGTTCGAGCGGCGTACAGTTGCGCATTATCTCCGCGGCGCGTTCGGCTTCCGCCTTGTCCTCGACGCTGAAGGCGATCTCATCGTGAACCTGAATGATGATGTCAAAGCCCGCGGCGTCGCAATCGACCATGGCTTGCTTCGTCTGATCGGCGGAGCCGCCCTGGATCAATCGGTTGAAACCCTTATGCGTCCAATCAAAGTTTCCGTCCTTATCGAGCGGGAACCGGCAACGGCGACCGCTGAGGGTGATGATATAGCCGCGCGACTTCGCGACGTTCTCACATGCCTTGGCCATCTTCTTGATGAATGGCACCTTAGCATCGAAGGTATCGAGAAGCGCCTGCCCTTCCGGTCCTGCAGCCTCGAACCGGCGAGCCCCTTCTGCCAGCAACGCGCGGCCCTCCTCGCTGTTTATATCGTACAGGCGACCTCTCGGACCGCGAACGGCGTACATGGTAGGCAGGCCCAGTTTCCGGCACATCTTCGCGCCGCCCATCCCATAGCTCAAGCCCAAATAGATTTCCTTCGCAGCTTTCCGTTTAATTCCGGCCATGTCGGCCATCATCTGATGGTTGTCCGTGGTCGGGTCGGTGCGGTACTTATCCCGGGCGACGCAGGCGCTGGCCCAAGCCTGTTGTCCGATAATCTCCCGGCTGATGCTGGCGTAATGGACAGCCATCCGCGGCTCCTGCTGCGAATAGTCGTTTGAAGCCCATAGCCGGCCTTCCTCGGGCTGATAGATCGCGCGCCACATCGGCGCGAAATCGTCCCGGGCGGGTTGCTGCTGCAAATTCGGGTTCTGACAGCTCAACCGACCGTAGGCCGCGCCCTCGGATTGACCTGAATCATCGTCTTTCGATTTCCGCAGCTGATTAAACGTACAGTGGATGCGACCGTTGATCATGTGTTCGCGGACGGAGGCACCGAACTGGCGGAGCTTGCTCACCTTCCGGGCGCGTTCGAGCGCGTTTGCCACCGGGTGGTCTATCCCCTCCAACAGCTCCTTGTCTATCTGCGGCGCTCCCTTGGGCGTTTTCTGGACACGAACACCAATGAATTCGAGCGCGGGGGCAATAACCTCGGGCTTCCAAACGTCTCCCACATTGACCCGTATTCCTGTTTGGGCGCGGACAATCGCCAGTTGTTCGGCTTCGCGTTCGAGGGCCCAACGCTCCACGTATGTGAGGTGCGCTTCATTGATCCGAACGCCGCGGCGCCGTAGCTTGAGGAGGACCGGAAGAAGTCGGGATTCAAGGTCATAGACGCCCCACAGGTTTTGTTCTTCAATTTCGCGTTCTTGACGGCGGAGAATATTCAACGGCAACCGCGTGTCCTCCTCGGCGTATTGCCCAACAAAGCGAGCGGGCAGCATCCACATTCCGGCTTTCGGGTCCACCTTGTAGTCATTCGCGGCGGCGCGCAGCACCGCCTCATTCTTGCCCTCAAAACCCCAGCGGGTCGCAATCGACTGCATACTGTAGCTGTTGTGAAGTTCGTTGATCAGCGGGTCAGCAATCTGAATATCGCGGAAGAAGCGCACCCGGTCAAAGGTGATCTGTTCTTGGGCCAAGAAGTCCAAGTCATAGGGGAGATTCGCGCCGACTATATCGCCGTTGAAGCTCGCGGCCTGCTCGCGGATATATTTCAGAACGCCTTCCACCGGAAGGTTGTCACCCCCATCGTGCCGGATCGGTAAATAAGCACCCGGGCCATCCTCAATCGCAAAGCTGATCCCGGTGATGTAGCTATCGGGGCGACGGACGCCCGGCCCGAGCGTTTTCAGCGTCGGGTCCCGGGTCTCGCAGTCAATCGCGATCCGCTTTGCGCCGGCCCAGGATGGGAGCGAGTCGAGGCGCGGGGGCCTCCAATCGCTCTGGACGGTATTGAACAGCGGGAATTGCATCAGAAATGTTCCTCAGAATTTGCGCCGGCCTGAGCAATAAGGGCTTCAACAATACCGTGGGCGGCATCGAGGTCGGTTTCATCACCCCAGAAAGCGAGGAGCGTACACACCATCATTTCGTCCGGGGTCAAATCATTGGCCTCTCCGAACTCCTCAACCGATACCGCGAGCTGACGGCCCCAACAGATGAGGGTCAACGGCGGAATGTTACGATGCGTCAGGCGATAGAGCCAAAGCGCGAAACGGTTGCGAGGCTTCGCGACGCCCAACAAGAACAGCTCGCGGAGCTTTTCGATGTAGTGGAGCGCCTTGGTCAGGTCGATAGTTGGGTCAGGATATTTCTTGCGATTCCGCGCGACATATTTGGTGGCGCAGCCTTCGATATAGCCGATGCTGTTATACACCACCCAGTCCCAGTGTTGAAATTGAGCCTGGTAGTGGCTCCCGTCAACTTGTTTATCGTTGGCGCTTGACATGTTCTAACTCCTTCAGGGCTTCTCGCAATCGGCGAGTTTGTTGTTGGTAAAGATATCCGACCAGCATGGCGTCAGGACCCATCAAGGACTTATGGACCTTAACCAGCTGTTCAGCAAGCTCCTCCACCGTATCATATGCGGCATATTTCAGGGAGGGCTCGGACTTCCAATCAGCCGCGAGCTTTTCCAGGTCCATCGGCCATTGCTTCCTCGAAGAAGTCCGACAGGCGCCCGCGGTTCGAGTTGAAGTTGTCCACGAAGAAGCGGACCTCACCCGGCAGCGTACCTTCGTCATGGCGTTTCATTAGTACGTCGAAACAAACCTGGAACATTTGCTGGACGCGCTTGTTGCCAAGGCGGTGTTCTTCCCAGCACCACAGCCAGAGGTCGAGCGTGTCAACGGCCTTGAGCCACTGAGTTTCCTCCTCTGTCAAGACCTGAGCCAATTCAAGCGTTTCGAGGATCGCTTGTTCAGCCTCCTCATAAACGCGGCCCAGGTCGGGGTTGGAATACTTCGCCGGGGCCGGCATATCACCCAACCAGCGTTCGCCGACATCGTGCCACTGTACGGCCTTGATCAGCGCGAGCGACGGCCCGGGGTGAAGCAGGAGGAGCAGCGACAGCGCACCATAACTGTGTTGGGCGATGTTATACTGACCGTGATGGGGGATTATATGACACCGGCGCACCGCGCCGGCCTCCCGAGTCGCGAGGACCTGCAAGAATTTATTCATATGCGACTCCGTTATCATTCGCTTTAGCCTGGCGCTCAAGATAAGCCCGACGCCGCCGCTCAATCCACTCCTTTCCAGCCAGCTGCCAATCAGTCGCCTTGACGTTGTCGAGGTGTTGTTGAGCTTCATCAAAGCGGATTTCCCCTTGTCCGGTTTTCTTGAACGCTGCGTGGGCCAGCATCATCGGAACCGCGACCCGACGGAAGAAAGGATCACGCAAACCCATTGCAGTCGGGTTATCCATGAACATTTCCAGATCATCGCGCCACTGCTCCAGATCGGTACTGATCAGCGGGTAGGGCTCGACCTCGGGCATGCCCTTGCGCCAAGCGTAGGGGTCCATCACGGTCATTCCGGGAACGTCGAAGTTGGCATGCTCCGCGAGAATTTCCATTGTCTTCAACACTTCGGTATAGGCGTGAAAGTTCGCCGACACCTGACGATATATCCCCTGCTCGACGCCGACGCCCCGGGCGACATACTCGTGAAGATAGCTGAAATGAACCGCGTTGGCGCCGTAGGCTCCCCATATAATATCGTTGGAGCGATTGGTCACGGTCATATCCAACCGGCCATCGGGAGCGATCTGGAAAATGGCCTGGAGATTGCAGGGAAGGTCCTTGCCGAGACGGCCCAAGTCAGCGCGCGCGTCCCACATCGAAAGAACCTGGCGGCGGTCGGTCGGGTCCTTCTTCAGCGCGTCGATAATAACAGGGAGCTGATCGAACAGGAAATGTTTGCGCCAGCGCCAGCCGTAGGCTCCATGGAAGGTTACGCCGTCATCACTGAAGGAGCGCATGCGCTCGACGTACCGGGCAACGAATTCCACGTCATTGCGTCCACCCAACATCCAGAGCGATTCGACCAGGTGAAAGAACGGGTTGGCGTCGCGTTCGGCCCAAAACAGAACGCGCTCCGCCGGGCGCTCATAGACCGTCGTGACCGGCTCCGGGAACACCAGGACGGGTCCATTGCGCGAATCGCGGGCGACGCCTTCCAGCTTCAGCTGGCGGATCGCCTCGGGTAAGGCTTGATGGACGTTACGGGCACGAATCACTTTCATTTCTTGGCTCCTTTCTTCTCCGGCGGGAGGCCGAACTGTTTGTTGAGGTCTTGGATTGGGAGTGCGGGCAGATTCACCTTGCCTTCGCCGGGGAGGAAATCTGCGCAGAAGGGCGCGATTTCAGGCCATACTTCACAGAGCTTCTTGACGGTGCTAACGCTATCGAGGACAGCGCGAGCGGAGCGCCTGGCGTGTTCGCGGGCTTCGTTATGATCGTTGCGGCGTTTACAAAGAACCGCATAACGTTCGCTCATTGGATCATTGTTAGCCAATACCAACGCGATATTACTGCGGTGTTTATCGAATATCCGGCGGTGTTCCCCGAAACTAACGCGAGACCAATTGTTATCAATCCCCTCGAAACGGATACGCAAATCATCGTCCGTCGGCAAGGCCCCTTCTGGCATTGCGTTCATAGATTCTTGTATCTTCTTCGGATAAACCTTGTTGTAAATATCGTTTCCGAATTTGAGAAAGTCGGCGTTGATCGCCTTATCTTTATCGTCAAATCCAGCTTTTGCGAGGCGAGAGAGCAATTCATCTTTCATCCACGTATTCAAGCGAATCGAGGCCATTTCTATTCTCCGTTTCTGGTAAGGTCAGTGGCTTTGCGCCAGTCATATTTCGAGCGCATCTTGCCGTCTCCGGCTTGAACACGTTCGTACTTATCAAACTCGCAAAGCGAGTGTTCCACGTCGCGCATTTCGAGCCGCGGCCACTTCTCCGGCCAGAGCATCGGGTTGGCGTTCATTTGTTCCATGAGCAGAAACATTTCGTTGTTGGTCTGCTCCTTCTTCGGCTGCGTGTTCAATTCCCGACCATACAACCGATTCAGCCCGCGGATTGCGCCGGGACCAGCATTGGCCCAAGTCATAATGTCCGGGGCGTCGCGGAGGTAGCGGGTATGACGGAGGTCAGTCACTACCTCATAGGCCATGAAGGGACCCCAGCCGATGAAATAAGGCTCCTGAAATAAGTCCCAAACATCTTCAAGCGTCGCCGGAGATTCAAGCCGGCACTCAAACTGATCCCGATATTCCCACAAGCGACCGATAACGATTTCAGCAATATAACGGTGCTTAGTCCAAACGTACCATGGTTTGTTCGGATCGGACTCCGCGCGGATCATGTACGCGCCGGTGTAGACCTTGTGACCCATCGCCGCGAGCCCTTCGAGCGCCGTGGTCAAATACTCCGGGGTGAACTCCGGGTGACTCGGCCAAGCCTTCGATTCGATCAGGGCGGCGAGCGTTGGGGGCCAGTTAATGTAGCGAGCGATACAAAGCATCAACCAGAGGTTCGGGTGATCGGCGTAGGGCTCGCGGATATTCTCGCGAACCCAAATGGTCACCGTGTCGAGTTCCCGGAAGATGTTACAGAACCGACCGTCACGAAGCACCGGGTCATCGGTCCACGGACCGGGCCAACCTCCGATCCGCTTCAGATAGATGTTGTGGCGCGCTTTCATAAAGCGGCTGAGGGCTTCGGTTCTTGGGCTCATTGCGGTGCTCCACAGGAGATACAGACGCCCCGAGGACTGATGTTGGGCTTGTCGCAGCATGTTGTATTCTGAATCGAACTTTTCTGAAGGGGCGCCGGGTACTCAGTGACCCATGGACTATCAGGGAGAACTGATTTGTGGTGGTTTCGCACCTCTGGGTCAATAGGGTGACGCATAAAATTTATCAACGCTTTGATATCACGCAAAGCCGTCTGCCAATGAAGATCGCAAACAGCCTCGCCATCAAACATAGCTTTGTCTCGTACTCGCGCTATCGTGCGGTGCTTATCGGCCACCTGATCCTCTTTGATAGGCTTGCCGCCGTTACGCTCCTGAATCCGGCCCAAGCATATCTCCAGCGGAGTGTCGAGGAACGCCCAGGCCATGCCTCCGTTGGCACGCGACCAATCGCGCCAAGGGCCATAGATAGTGCTTACTACAACGCCCTCGAATAGAATGAAATCCACCTGCGGATCGCGCGCGACGAATTCCAAAATGTCTTTGGCGGCTTGTTGAGTTTTTATCCGGTCGCAACCAGCTGTGGTCGCGCCCGCCGCCGCGCGGGTGTAGTCACCAATAATTGCGAGCCCGTTTGGAATATAGGTGACGGGTATGCGACAATCATGCGCGGGCATGACGATAGACTGAACCTGGCATAGCGGATCGGTCGCGAGCGAGCGGAGGAGAGTTGTTTTGCCGGAGCCATTACAGCCCCGGATGTTTATGAATTTCATGTCGTGCTCCTTTTCGGGTGTTGCTTAATCTATTTGTTTTATTTCGATGAACTGAGCCGGCTCCTGAACAACCGGGGCGCGTTCGATCTTGTGCTTGTAGTCCGGTGAACGGAGGGCCTTGGCCACGCCGAATATCTCGGAACCGCAAGCGCCTTTTCCTTCGGTTTCGTCGCCGCAGTGGAGACAACCCGACGGCGCGCACTCGGCGACTTCCTCGAATAGATCAGCGACCTTGTCCCGGGTGTACATCGGAACCTTCTGGCCGTGGCACTGATCCGCCGTGGTGTATTCGCGCCCAACAGACAACCATTTAGGTTCGGAGGTCCCGGGCTTCCCGCGACGATACTCATAACAGGTCGCATAGGTCATACCCAATTCGGTCGCCCACTTCTGGTACAGCGCATGGGCTTCGAGCCGGTACGATTCGACGATGGTGCGTTGGGCACCGGCCTGGTTCTCCGTGAACAAGTCTTGAAAGGCTTTCGCCCGCGCCGGCCCGAACCGCTTTGTCAGGCGTTCGGTCATCGCCGGAGCCCATGAATAGCCGGCTTCAACGAATTTGACGATGACGTGGTTGTTACCGACCGCGGCGAGCTTTTCAAACAGGCAACGAATATCGTCATGGGTTACGATCCCAGGCACTACTGGATTGCACTGAATCGAGGTATAGATGCCCTGGCGGCGAAGCTCGCGGACTTCTTCGAGGTGGGCATCAAGACTAATCGCCCCAGGGCTCAACTTTTGCCAGTCCTCGGGATTGCCGGTGTTCAACGATTTCTGGGCGTAGCTGTAGCGATTCTTTTTCAGCAGATCGAACGCCCAACCCGGATAGGACAGACGGCTGAGAAAGAACACCGGGAGGCCCAAGTCAGTGAACGCCTCGGCGCCGCGCTGGGTGTTATGGTAAACGTCCTCAATCGGGAGGAAGGGGTCAGTGAAGCTGCTGAAATAGCCGGCAGCTGAAGCGCGGGTCTTGCTCAGCATCTTCCGTACCTGATCGCCATAGTTCAACGGGACACTTATCAAACCTGAGCCCCGATAACCGCGGAAGCCGCTGTTGACGTAGCAGAAGGCGCAACCCACGGTACAATAGCCGCCATAGGGTTCCGTCAGGATCGCTTCGGAGAAACAAGGGCGCGGGCGCGAGCCCTGCTTGTTGTTATCCCGGTCCTGATACCAACCCTGCAACGGCTTCGCGTTCGGTATCCGAAGGTGCGGCACGTAGGTCTTGTCATTGAAACCCAAATACACCTTGACCTCACGCATCGACTCGACGGGAGCGTTGCGGATCATACCCACTTTGGCGAGACGGAAACGCGCCGTCATCCCGGTCAGCTCATCGAATTCCTCTTCAATTGGTCCGAGGAATTCCCGCTGGTTAGGATCGGGACGCATGAAATAATTGTAGGCTTCCTGGGCTTGTTCACCAGTATCGCCTTTGAGCCATTCGGTGTGGTCAGATTCGGATTGCAAGGGGGTATCTCCTATGAATGAGAAAAAGTCTACTCCAGGACGGGGCGAGAAGTAAACTATTATTACTTGGATTTAATCGCCGATATTCCAGAAAACTATTGGCTTTCCGGTCGCTACCAGGCCGGCCAGGACTTCGGGCTTGCTGAGGAACTTCCACGCCTTCGCGTCATAGAACTTGTTACATGGGAAGGGCACATCAATGTCGCGCGCGGCGTCGGCGTAGCCGTAGCCTTCGTCAACGAATTGAATGTTAGGCCCGAGCGGGAAACCAACACAACTTTCAATATATTTCCGGGTGGCCTCCTCGCTCCGCGAATAACCCATGTGGAGTATGACCTGATAATTCTTCAGGAAACCGGCATAATGGAAGCCCTTCAGGACGCCCGCGGCGACGGTCCCCGAACTGATACTGAGCACCAGAATTCCGGTCAGCGGGATATTGCCCAACAGACACGTCCGTTCAGCTTCCACGGCGTTTTCGGTGATCGACTCGGGGAGCTTCAGCGCGTTGGGCATCAGGTAGGAATCGGACCAACCCGCGGCCAATTGTTTCTTCGCTTGGTGGAACAGGACGGAGGAACGCCCGGCCTGTAGCGTTACCATCTGGGCGCCGAAGCCGTGGGCATACTGTTGCTGCTTCCTCGGGAAGCCCTCAGCGGGGTCCGCTTTATAGCGCGGCCAGAAGTTCACGGCGACCTTCCCGAGCTGCTGACAGACGTAGCTCACGCACCAACCGGCCTTGGAGTGGAATGTGTCGAGCACGCCAATAAACTTTTCGTCTCGCGCTTCGATATGAGCAACCACCCCTCGCATCTTACTGAAGGACGGCCCCGGGAACGGGGCGCAAAGGTCCTCGCGCTTGACGAGGATCGGAATGCCGTTGAGCTGGTAGGTCTCCAGCGGAGTATTGTTGACTAGCACGGTTCAATCTCCCAATAGGTCTCGGCGTGATTCAGGCCCGGGGTGCCGTCTTTCTTGAGCACAAACCCGGTTGCGCGCCAGTGGAATTGCCCGCGGCCCTCGCTGATTAAGGCTATGCGCACAACTTGCATACTGCTTCCGCGATACGAATAGCCGGTGATTTCGACAATGTCCCCGGGCTTCGCCGGGGATTCAACCAAGCTGGCCTCCGTGTATTTCTCTAACTCCTCTCGCGCCATCCGCACGGCTTGTTCCAGGCGTTGTAATTCGGCGACTCGGGCGCCGCTCATTTTGACTATGGTCATCACTATTTCCTTTTGGGCATGCAATCGAGAAACTGTGCAGCCGCCGGGCTATCCGACACCCAGGGCTCCAATCCGTTGTTTATTTCGTCAATATCGTTCCAGAGCGGATAGTGACCATTCATGTGGCTTTTCCACTTACACAGAACGGTCTCAACCTCCTGAATGTTGATGGCGCGGTCGCCGAGCGGCGGCGCGCGGTGCTTTGCAAAGGTCTTTTCAAGATAGGCTGTGACACCTTTCAAGATAACCTCGCGCTTCGGCTTCGCCCCTTCCGGGTACTTGTGCGCCTCACGCTGTTCCCAGAGCATCATCGCCGCCTTCTCCGGGTCCTTGAACATGAATACTGCGGCGGCGTCGAAATCAACCCGAACGCCCAACACACGGTCGATCATGTCTGCGATCTTGAACCCAATCCATGGACCGAAGCCCCAGTGGCTTTGAGCCCGAGAAGATACCAGCCCCATCGTGAGCGGTATCTGATCATTGGTCGCATACATGTAATATACCATGTTCTCCGGCTGATTGCCGTAGCGTTGGCGTAGGGCTTCCACCGCGTCAGTCGCTATCTTCGCCCGGAAGTGACGGCGCTCATGCCCCCGCGGCCAGCGACCTCCAGCCGGCGACTCGCGTTCATTCAACGCGGCCTCGCGCATCCAGAACCAGAAGTCATTCCCTTCGTGTTCGCTCAGAAAGCTCGCGACGCCTGCGTGGTAGTAGCACCAATAGGCGATAAGCCAACGCTGTACCTGAGCAAGATTGTAAGCCCCATTTTGTCGAGCGTCTACAAGCGCAACATAAATCGGGTCGAGGTCATAGCTGGTCAAGAGGTGATCGCCGAACGTTTCAATGTCCAGCCTTTCGTAATTACGGCTCATGCGGGCTCCCGAAAAGAGGAGGGCCAGAGCCCTCCCAATCTTTTAGTGTTTTGTTTTGGACGGTTTGTGCGCGGTCCGACGCCGCAAGGGCGTTCTTTCGGTCGCATGCTTTGGAATTCGGCAACCCTTCGGCATGATCAGGTGAAAGTGCTCCTGACCCGTTGAGTCAAATTCCGAGCGAACGCCATAGCCCTTCTGTTTCAAGTCCCATCCGAACCCGGAGCGGACAGTGGCCTCAGTCCAAGGCCGCGAGCCCCCAGAAAGCGCCTCAATCAGCTCGCTCATCGTCGCGCCTTCCGGTTTCCGCAACATATCCACGAGAATGGACTGCTTGGTGCCAGCAAGGCAGGATTTGAGCGGGTATCCGGGCGGCTGAAGGTTCGTACCACGCAGAAAGATTCGAGCGGCGACGTGGCGCCGAGTATCGGCCCGGCGGTCACTGCTCTTTCGCCGTTCCGGTTGAAACGGCGGGGGTTTTTGCTTACTATCTGTTGAAAAGTTCATAACGTATGCTCCATTTCTAGCGTCCGATAATGGACGGAGGTTCAACCGTAAAATATCGAGCAGAAAAAGTAAAGCGGGTACGTTATTTTTATTCTGTCACCGGGTCAAACAGAGAAGTCTGCTTGGCCTGGGCGGCAGCTTGGGCCTTCGCTTTTCCGCGCAACGGCGTATGGGCCGGCACAGAATAGCCTAGGGTGACTACCAGTTCAAAACGCTCAACGCCTTCTTCATCCACAAAGGATTGGACGCCGTAGCCTTTCTGTTTCAGGTCCCAACCGAAGCCCGAGCGAACGGTGGCTTCAATCCAGGGTTTTTTGCCGAACGCGAGACCGGCGATCAGTTGTTCCATCGTCACACCGCCTTTGGTTTGGAGGAGGTCAACCAACGCGGCTTGTTTCGAGCCGGCGCGGCATGGGCGAGGAGCCTTGTGATCATCGGGTGCGAGGTTCGTGCCGCGGAAGGCTTTGGCCTTGACCGCAACGGCTTCCTTCAGAACTTTCTCAAGTTGCTTTTTACCGACAGCCACCGCAGTCTCTTTCGAGGTAACGCCGACGGCGGCGACTTCGACCGGAGCCGGAAGCGATTGAAGCGCGTTCCAGGTACGTTTAACAGCGGAGACTTTGTCAGCAAAACGGGTAACGAGTTTGAGGGTGTGGGCGGTAAAACTACCAACTACCTCGTTGTGGAGGGCGACCAGTTCAGGTCCAGACATCTTTTCAAGCGATTTCGAGGTGTACGCGATTTCATTGAAGGTAACTGATTTCATTTTGTTTGCTCCATTTCTCGGGTTTGGTTCGGCGTTTGTTCAACCGTGAATCGAATCTTAGGACCAACCGCCGAAAAAGTAAAGTGGTTTGACTAAACTTTTTTAACCAACCGCAAATTAACTTCGCTGCCACCGAAACGTCTGATGGCTTCTTCCCAGTAGTTCTTGGCCAGTTCCATGTTCCCCGGTTTACGATACCAGTGCGACCGCCCCGAGGTATGCGGGACCACTGAAACAGAATACTTCCACTTGGGGTCGAAGAACCACTGGTGGAAGTCGAGGTGTTGGGCCGGATAACCGAAGGCTTCAGCGACATTACGCCCAACAAGGATCAGCGAGCGACCGCCCAACAAGGGCTTCATGGCGCTGGCGGCTATCTCCGCGTGCCGCGCCGGCCACTTATCGTCGCGCTTGGTGCGTCCCGGGAACGTATGGAGCAGGTTGGTACGGTCGAACAGGTCGAGATATTCGTCAGCGGTAAGGCCGGCGAACTCGGCAAGCCGACCTCCCGCGGAGGACCGCGGGAAGGGCGCCAGTGGCAGGTCCGGGTCTGTGTTGGGCCCCGGAGCCTGGCCCACTAGCAGCGGCTTCATTCGCACTCCCGACGGCCCGAGGCCGGATCAATGCGGCAATAGCTTTCCGCTTCCGCAGGCTTTTCGTCCGCGGTATCGGCGCCATCATCTTTGGACACGAGGATTCCCGCGCGCTTACCGCCGAGCCGGAAGGTGGTACAACCTTTGGCGCCGCCTTCCCAGGCGGAGGTATAGACGCCCTTGAAATCCTCCCAACCAATATCCGAAGGCACGTTGCAGGTCTTGCTCACGGCGCTATCGACGCGCTGGGCGGCGACTACCAAAGCACTGACATGCTCCTGGACCGTTACCTTGTCAGCGGTCTTGCCCCGAACGCCGAACACGCGGGCGCCGTAGTCCGTCACCGTTTCGATCCGCGGGCCGTCGAATTCCTGCACGGTACGGTCGAAGGCGTATGCGAACACCGGCTCAATCGAGGAGGAGATATTGTCAGCACATAGGCTGATTGTTCCGCACGGAGCGATCGAAGTCAAATGCGAGTTACGCATGCCGTGTTTCTTGATCGACGCCTTGACATCATCACGAAGCGTCCTGACGAATTCACCGGCCAGATACTTCTCGGCGTCGAACAGCGGGAATGACCCCTTGTCCTTCGCGATAAGCGAGCTGGCCAGATAGGTCTCATCACGCAGCGTATCCAGCACCTCCGCCTCGAAGGCGAGGAAGGATTGAGAACCGTAGGGCTTGCCCAGGGCTTCCGCAGCATTGGCCAGCGCGGTGATCCCGAGCCCCATGCGCCGCTTGCTTTGGGCTTCGAGTTTCTGGGCCTCCAGCGGATAGATCGCGCGGTCAACGACGTTGTCCATTGCGCGCACGACAATTGGAATGTCCTCCTTGAATTGGTCCCAATCGAAGGCGTATTCATTCCCGGATTTGTGAATGTACTGAGCCAGGTTGAAAGAGCCCAACAAACACGCACCGTTCGGCGGCAGGGGCTGTTCCCCGCACGGATTCGTCGCGGCTATCGTCTCGCAATAATACAGGTTGTTCATCCGGTTGATTGCGTCGATAAAAAGCACGCCGGGCTCCGCCCAGTCCCAGGTTCCCCGCATGATTGAATCCCAGAGCGCGGCGGCGTCAACTTCGCGATAGGTCCGGCCCTCGAACGTCAGAGGAAACGGCTTGCCGCTGATGATGCACTCCATGAACTGGTCGGTGATTGCGACGGAGACGTTGAAGCCGGTGAGCTTGAGGGTCTGTTGTAGGGATTGTACAAGCTGGGCCTTTTCGGGACCTTCTGGAAGGTCGGCGACCATGTTCCAGAGCGGCTGAACTTCTTTACCGGGCTGCTTGGCGTGAATGAATTCTTCAATATCCGGGTGGTCCACGCGGAGGACCCCCATTTGTGCGCCACGGCGGTGGCCGGAGGACGCGACGCATTTACAAACCGCGTCATAGATGTGCATGAAACTGATTGGACCGGAGGAGTGAGACTGGAGCTTGCGGATCAGGTCGCCGCGCGGACGGAGGGTGCTGAAATCGTATCCGATCCCGCCGCCCATCCGCATCGTCGCCGCGGCTTCGGAGGCGCGCCCCATAATACTTGAGGGACCGTCAACGAAGGCATCTTCAATCGTTCCCGAGACATAACAGTTGTACGGCGTTACCTGTCTTGTCGATCCAACCGCTGACTGGATACGGCCCGCCGGGAGGAAGCGCATATTCAGTAGCGTGTCGCGGAAATCCGCGAAGTGAGCATCATCGTCTTTGAGGGCTGACGCAACCCGGTTCATTGCCTCCCGGAAGGATTCGCGTTCACCGCGATATTTTTGGGCGTGTAATTCTTGTGAGTAAGGTACTTGAGGACCATGCATGCGACGGGCTCCGCGATTAAGGCTGAAATGTGAGGTATCTATCATAGCTGCGCTCCTGTCGTTTGGGCTACATCATAACGATGTCGATGCGCTCGGCGGCGCGGGTAACGGCGGTGTAAAGCCATTGACGCCGATCCTTGCCATGCCACTCATCAAACAACAGCACGTTATTCCATTGGGACCCCTGCGATTTATGAACCGTGAGGGCATAACCATAGTCAAATTCCTCGGCGTCCTTCCGCGCCCAATACTCGGGCTGCTTGCCGTGGAAATAATCGGCGTGGGCAATTACCTCGACGCGCGCGCTGTCATCGCTTTCAATATCCATGATGACGTGTTCGCCGTCGAATACGCTATCAACCCGAGCCCTCCAGATTTGTCCGTTCAACAAACCAATATCGTGGTTGTTCCGAAGACAGACAAGTTTGTCGCCTTCCTGCGGTAGCGTCGAGGACCGCTTCAGCAATTCCCGGGTGCGACCGTTCGAGCTTGTGCGGGTGGCGTTACGCCCAACAAGGAGCTGGTCTGTAGCGAGGACCGCGGCGGCGAGTTCTTCCCGGGGCATACGTGCCTGCGGCACCACACGGCTTTCGCCGTAGGTGCCTGGGCGTAGCTCGCGGCCTTCCCGAATCTCCTTGGACATCCAGATGATCGGGTTATCGGTCGCCTGGCGGTGGATTTCGGTCAGGAGCAGATCAGGCTTGCCGGTGAAATAGCTGTTGCCCTTTACCGGCGGGAGCTGTCCCGGATCGCCGAGGAGGAGGATTGGGCACTTGAAGCTCAGAAGGTCCTCACCCATCACTTCGTCAATCATGGAGTATTCGTCCACAACCAGGAGCGCGGCTTCAAACAGGGGGCTTTCCATATTCAGCTGAAACATCGGACGCGCCAAGTTCATCTTCTCGGCGTGGATCGCGGCTTCAACTTTCTCGATCAGTGTTTTGGGCGGAGGACTCTGCGCCATGAATTTCGCGCGTTCGGCTTCGAGGTCCTTCAGCCGTTGCTGTGATTTATCTTTGGGCGTATAGATCAGCTTATGGATTGTGCTGACATTCGTCGCGCCGGCTTTGGTCAGAACGTGTGCCGCCTTCCCGGTGTACGCTGCGAAGTAGACGGGACCCTTGACGGTCGAAGCGAGGTGCTTGGCCAACGTTGTCTTCCCGGTGCCGGCGTATCCGGCAAGCTGAAAGAACGGTTTGTCTTTAGTTTGTAACCAGCGCCCAACAGCATCAAGCGCGTGGACCTGCTGGGGTGACCAATTTGACATGATGGGCGTGCTCCATTTCTCGAAAAAGAGGGGGCCGAAGCCCCCTAAAGGTCCGCAGCGAGCGTGATCAGAATTTCGGCTTGCCGGGTTCGGAACCTTGCTCAGTATCATCACCCGAGCCCGGGGCCTGCGATTCATACGCTGCGCGAGCCTTACCGCTATCAATCAAGGCTTTTACAGCAACCGCTTCCTGGAACAGGGGATCAGACGGCGCGAGACGGCACGCCAGCGCGTTTTCGCCATCAAAGGTAATGTCCCAGTTGTAGAACTGACCCTTGGTGTTTTTCTCGGAGACCGTTTTCAGGCGATAGCGATGCGCGAACAGCGGAGCCGGAATGCGGCGACCGTCGGGGAGCGCAATCTGAATCGTCTTGGCTTTGGTCTGCCAGGCTTTGTATTTCTTGATCTTGGTCGAGCTGAATGAGAGAACGGCTTGGCAGGTGCTGCCATCGTCCATCACCGCGATCCCGTATACATAGAACGTTTCCAACAGCTCATTACCATCCGGGGTCTTGTACACGCCGAAGTCTTGACCAGAGATACAAGCGCGCACCAGCTCGCTTTGAACTTCATGGATACCGACGAAGCCACCGCCTGCGTCGCGGGGTTTCCACTCGACGTAGCAATGGTTGGTGGTAGCTGGAACAAACGCGATACCGTTTTTGGCCTCGAACACTTCGCCGGTAACGGTATTGATGATCATGCCTTGACGCAACGCTTCGTTTTCCTGAATCTGGGGGCTCAGAGCCTGGAGAATCTGGAGGAACGGAATAGCATAGTCATCACTGGTTTGGTTCTCGAAACCCGCGCCAGCATACGCTTCGTAATCCACGTTGGTGGATAGATCGGTTGACGCTTTCGCGCCGACTTCTTTGCTTGCTTTTTCAGTAGCCATGATGTATTTCCTATCAAAGTGAGCGGGTTATTTAATGACCCCCGGTCGAAAAGTCACGCCGTACTCTCCGGCTGTCCCACACTTAACCTGGTGGCGGTAATTTTGGTGCCCGTCGGGCCAGGGGAGAGGCCCATCACCTCCGCTCCCCCGACCTCCCGGACATTAAACCTTGATGCGCGATACGCGCTGGCGGTGTACGCCAAACAGCTCCAGGGGGATTTCCTCACCCTTGCTTAGTTTTTCTTTCACCCAGGCGCCGAGCGTCTGAGCATGTACTGAGGTCTGGTCCTCGACTTCAAAGCCTTCGGCGGTCAGGCGCGCGCGGAGGTCATCGGCCTTCTCATCTTCATTCTTGCCGAAGCTGAGGGTCACGACACGCTTGATCAAGGCCGCATGGCCGTGCTCGCGTAACCAGGCAAAGGAACGCGGGGCAACCGCTTTCGGGATACTGGCGCGGATCGTCTCGGCGACTTCAACAGTCAGGCCGGAGGCGGTTTTGAACGAAGCCATACCGATCTGGTCCATGAGTTCAGGCACCTGACGTTCGGCGAAATCGCGAAGGACTTCTTTGGCTTTGTTCAATTCGGCTTCGATCCGCTTCACTTCGGCTTCGGCGCCGGCTTGCAGTTCAGCGAGCTTTGAGAGTTGGGCGAGGTCACCACTTGCGGCGGTCTCGGGTTGGACATAGTCCAGATAGGATTCAGTGGGTTCAGTTGACATAAAATGCTCCATTTCTCGGGGCGTAGGGGTTCAGGAGTGGGAACTATACGGCATCAATTTTCAGAAGTAAAGAGGCCAGCCGCTTCCACATTTATGTATCTTTGATCTTTACCGCTCCACTGGAGCAATGACACTTTTCCGCCGTTCATACTGGCAGCGATAGCGACGGCGAAACCAATCAGAACCGGGTTGCCGACCAACAGCAAATGATCATCCGCGCCGAAGTCCTTCAGTTTGTCCCGAAGCTCCGCGACGATAGGCGCCGACCGGAATGGGGCTGCTGTTGGGCTGAGGAGATAGACCAATTGACCGTAGCTTTCGGCGGGGGTGAGATCGAACTTGGGATTGAATACTTGCTTTTCCCGATCCCACTTGTGCTGATTCTGTACAACAAATACACGGCTCATAGCCATTCCTTCATTCTGTCGCCGGTGATCTGGCTCGCAATATTGAACTTTTCTCTCAGGGCCGTTACGATCTTTTCATCCACAGTGTCCTCGCCGACAAGATCAACGTACAACACCTGGTTGGTTTGACCGATCCGGTGCGCCCGATCCTCCGACTGGAGGCGATCAATCAATTTGAAGCTGTTCGAGTAGTATATGACCATTTTGGCCGCGGTCAAAGTAAGGCCGGTTGCGCCAGCCGCTGGGTTGCCAACGAATACCTGGGCCTGCTCCTCCGGCGGGACGGGCTCGCGCCCAACCACTTGACCTTTGTGGTACAGCGTCCGCTCCCCTTGAAAGATTTCCTTGTTGAACGCGCGCTGGTCATCGTTCACCTGTCCGTCATACCGAACGGCCTTGATGCCTTTCGCGGTCAGGGCGTCGATAATCAGCGTGATGTCCATCTGGAAGCGAGCCCAGACGATTACCTTGTGGGCGGAGTTCTCGACCAACTCAACCAGTTGCTCCAGGCGCCGGTTCGCGCCGGGGATAATGTACATTGGCTCCTCTTGATCATCGGTCGGGATATACCCGCAAGTGATCTGCTGAAGCCGGAGAAGCCGAACCATAGCCAGCGCCGCTATGATTGGTGTATCGCCCTCCTGTTGGGCCTCATTACCGAAGCAATCGGGGCATGGGTAAATATAACCATCAGCCTGTATTTCCTTCGTCCCCTTGCAGCTTGGGCAAGCGCCTTCGGGCGCCGGGAGGAGTTCGAGCTGTTCGGCCTCCTTCTCCAATCCGCCGGTTTCGATCCAGACAATATATTCCTCCTTCATGTCCCGGTAGAGCTTCGCCTGCTCCGGGGTCATTGTGAAGTAGCGTTTCTGGTAGAGCTTCGGCGGAAGGTCCAACACGTCATCCTTCGTGACGCGAGAGGATATGGGCTGAAGGAGTGTGTTCAATTCGTCCAGGCGGCGATAGCCCAACAACACATCGTACTCGGCACCTGTGCGCTGCTTCGTCTTGTAGTTCATGGCGTTCGGGTTCCAACCCTTCTTCCATATTCCGAAGTGCTTTTTGAACTCCACAAAGGTCGAAAGCTCGGCGCGCTGCCAGTAGGCTTCATCAAGGAACGTGATTTCAGTGTAGGCATCGAACGGACCCTGAGCAATCGGGGTTCCGGTCAGGATGCGTCTGAAGGGGGCATACTTCGCCGATTTCAATATTGACTTCGTCCGGTCGGTGTCCGGGGTCTTGATCCAATGCCCTTCGTCGAGGACGTACAGGAGCTTGCGCTTGTCCATGAAGTCGATCAGCGCGCGCTTTCCCCCGTTCGTCATGAAGGCTTCATAGCTGATCGTCAGCCAGGCAAAGCCGTTGTGGTTGATGACTTCCTTCACGGCGCGAGCGTGCCATTTGGAATCGGCCTTGGGGGCTTGATAATGGAAGGCGCGGACGGATTTCATAACAGCGTCGGGGACGTGCGCCGGGATTTCGTCGGCGACCCAATTGCGGTGTACGCCGTTCGGAGCGACTACCAGCACCCCGTCAATAAGTCCGCGGAGCCATAGCCAACAGGCGGTGTCAATGGTGAGCTTCGACTTACCAGTGCCCTGTTCCCAGAAGATAGCCCGGGCGACTTCTTCGCGGGAGCGTTCCCACTCAGCGCGCTGATGATTGAAGGGATCGGTTTTGAATTCGTAAAACTGGCCGGGGGCGATTTCATATTGCTGGGTCACTTTTGTGGCTCCATTTCTGTGTGTACTCAACGCCCAGAGATAATACCGGGCCGGCTCGGGTAACGCTCGCGGCTTTTCATGTCTACTCGACTTACTCTGAATTCACTATACTTCGGTTTTAAAAAGTAAACAGGTCAAGTAGGTCCTAAGTCATTGATAAGTCTCTTTTAATATATAATTATTATTATTATTACTTAACTTACTTAACTTACTTAACTAGAAACCCTGCAATGCTACCCGGAGCCGGCGCTGAGTTCTCTCGGGCGCATTCATCGGGAGATTTCGATTTGAAGTGGAGTAAGTCAAGTAAGTCAAGTAGACAAGTTTTAAGCGCATGAAAGCCTTGACGTTTTACACAGAAAAACATCTACTTGACTAGCGGAAAAGTATAGCAGAATTGAAGTAAAAACACGATAAGTCAAGCGCATTATTTGGAAATCCACTGCTTGAGGCCCACAACGATAAGCCCAACAACCCCAGTTAGGAAGATGGTCAGGATGGCCAACATGCCCTTACTTCGGAGTTCTTCGCCTGCTCGACGCCACTGACGGAGGTGCTGAAAGTCCCTTTGCATCTCAATCGGCTGCGAAAAATCGACGCCGAGCTGTAGCAATGTCTGTTTTACGGCCTCAGCGACCACATCCGTGACGTCATCGCGCGTTAAAACCGGGTGGTTTTGAAGCTCCAACCGGGCGGCTCTTTTGGCAATGGCTTCGATTTCGTCCGGGGAAAGGGGCATCATACAACCTCAAAATGTTTGTATGGCGCGTATAGTACCGGGTCGGGTACTGATCCGCAAAATTTTATCCCGGGGCAAGGAGCATGAACGATGACTGCTTGTTCGAGAATCCAGCCGGCGCGCCGGAGCCGTCGGACTCCAGGTCAACAATGACGCTGTTACCGTCCGGCGGGTTATAGATCGGCGTCGGCGCGAACGCGATAACAATAGTGACCCCATCGGGTGGTGTGTAGCTCATAGTTTCGGATACAGCCGGTCATAAGTCTGGGTATTGTAGGGGAAGTCCACAGCCACAATAAAGTAGTCATTGGAATTCCGATCTAACCCCGAGAACGAAAAAGCCCCGGTGGCGTCGCTCCGCGCCATACCGATCAATTGACCCGAGGGCCTGTGGTAGAGGTAGATTTGGACGAACGGGGCAACCGTCGCGCCCAATCCAGAACCAATCTGCGTGATCCCGCGGAGGTTCCCGAGGCGATCCACGTTCAGATAGGCTTGGTTGTTTTGTTGAGTATTGATCTCAAGCCGTTTCCACCAGGGCAACGGCTCATCATATTTCTTCCAGGCCTGTTTCACCGTTACAGCATAGCGCGCGATCCGGTCCGCCCGATAGAAGCCAGGAGGAGCACTGCATTTTGTCGTAATCGTCGCCATCACCAGGTGTCCGAAGTTTCAATGAGGCAGGCTTGGCCGACCGCATTATTGTGGAAATACTCGAACGTTTTGCCAACTAGATCACCAGTTGCCGGGATATAGAAGTCACCGTGAGACAACGGGTCCGGGTGGCAAATGTTCCACAGCCCAGGCATAATCCCGCGGTGCGAGGCTGTTTCACCGATACCTACCGGCGCCAGAATTATCGCGCCATCAGCTCCGTTCGGATAGGTAACACCGTTCACGCCCATGTTCGCGCTCGCGAAGGAGCGGGCCGCATCGGTGTACTTTGAACACGTCACCGCGGTTCCGGTCTGGGCGAAAGTCCGTGCCATCCAATGACCTGTAGTAATTGTATTGGCATTAGTTGATAGGACCAGCAACGAAGTAGACGTTGCCGTGGCCGACGTACAGGGGATAATGATAGTGTGGTAAGCGTCACCGGATTTGTAAGACGTGATATCACCGAACGCAAACGCAACCGCTGTGGTCCACAGAGCTTGGGCGGCTTGGTTGATGAACAAATAGAACAACTTCCCATTACAAATGAGGGTCCAATCGCGAGACGCCGAGGAGGCTGCGTTGGATTTAACCAAATAACCTCCGCCGGCTGATTGAACAGCTGTGGGAAAGAGGCCGGTGCCGGTATTCACGGCGGACATAGTTTCATAGCCGGTCATCCGCGCGGAAGTCGCGGTTGTATTATCGTCCACCATCAAATAGAAGCCGTTCGAGCCCGCCGGCTGTTTGTACGCAGCAAGGTTGGTTCCGGTGTAGGGCTTCGTCCAGCCCGAGGACGCCTTGCCTACGGTGCCTTGTACGCTTGCCGTTGCGGGGCTACCAGCGACGGCATAGGTGAAGGTACTTGCCCCCGTTACGGTGATTGTGTATTCGCCGTTATAGGCGGCGGGCGTGACCCCGGAAATCAGCACCTTCGGGGTTCCGGTCAAACCATGAGCAACCGAAGTTGTGACCGTCGCGATTCCCCCGGACTGTGTCAGGGAGGTAGTGGCCAAGGAGCCATAGCCATTTACCAGACAGGCGTCGAGGACGTTAATCAAGGACCCAACCAAGCCATTCAGCGAGGGGGCGTTGGGATCAGTCGAACGGTAAACACGTACAGTCATAAATCACCAGGTGTCCGAAACTTCAAGGTGGATTTGGCCCGTACTGTAAATGTTGTGAGCCACGAAAATCTTGTTCAATAAGTCGCCTGTGGTTCCGGTAATGTACTCCAAATGTCCGTTGGGACGGGTCTGATTGGATGACCAGATACCGGGGACCAATCCGCGGACGCAAAGAGCGGCGGCGAAACCGGGAGGAACTTGTTCACCACACCAGATCGCGCCCAAGGACAACGCACCGTCGGGGGCATGCGGATAGGGAAGCGTGCCGCTACCAGTTAGCGTCGAGTTACCCGAGCGGGCACTATCTGATATACGGCAACAGCTAATAGATGAACCAATCTGGGTGTACGAACGGGCCAGATAACTACCCAATTGGGTTGTCTGCAAGTTAGCCACAATCGTATTGATGTTTTGAGCCGTATTCGCCGCCGCGGTGTAACCAGTCAGAATAGTAGCATAGGCGTCGCCGCTGGAATACGAGTTAATCTGCCCAAAGGAGATACCGCCCCCGGTCGATGCGTCGCTGGAGTTATCCGCAAGAAGGTGAAACAAGTTTCCATTACAAATGAGAATCCAAGGCCGCGCCGTCGAGTTAGCCGTGGCGCTTTTAAACATCCATAAGTTACCATTACCGCCTTGTTGTGACGGCGAAGGAAAGTAATTCAGACCCGTCGATGCGTCATAGGCAACCTCGCAACCTTTCAGGGTCGCAACGTTCGCGGTGCCGGCGTCGTTGACCAACAAATAATGGCCGTTCGATCCGACCGGCATTTTGTAAGCGGCCTGGTTCGTTGCACTGAAGGCTTTCGTCCAGCCGCAACCGTTTTTCTTCGCGGTGATCGTACCCGTCGCCGGGCTCGCCGTTCCGCCGGGGACCGCATAGGTGAAGGTGTTCAAGCCGGTGATAGTGCAATCGAATTCGCCGTTGTACGCCGCCGGAGTCGCCCCGGCAATCAAGATACGGGTCTTGGGCACAGAACCATAGCCATGGGGTGCCGTAGTCGTGACCGTCGCGACGCCCGCCGCCTGCGTGATCGAGGTAATAGCCACCGAACCGTAACCATTCACCAGACAGGCGTCCAGCAACGTGATCAATGATCCATTGTTACCGTTTAGGACGGGAGCGCCCGCGTCACTGGAGGAGAAATAACGTACAGTCATATTAGAAACCCCTGATCAACGCAACAGCATCATATTTGTCATCTGCTGCGCAATAAATGAAGCCCATGTAGTCTATCTTGTTCGGGCTGGTCGAGAGACTTATGCCGGTCAAGTCCGTCCCGAAACGAATATGTGAACCCCAGCTGATCGTCCGCCCGCCGGCGGCATCTTGCTTCACGCGGAGGTTGATCTGTTGGCCGTCGAAGCCGCCGGTGAAGTCAATCGTGGTATTACCGTTCAACGGAACGAAGAATTTGTTGTTGACGCGCCAGTCAATCGTTAGCGTGGACGAATAGCCAATTGAAGTTGTCGGGTTCCCACCGTTACCGCCAGCACCACCATCGGTTTCAACAAGGTCCCAGGTATCGGTTCCGACCTTCATCAACCTGATGTAGCCATAGCGGCGATACATCGTCAAGGCTTCGGGGGCATTGATCGTTACGCCGCCTGCGCCGACTATCGAAGTGATGCCGGTCCCGGCCTGCGTGACCGTGATCTGTGTTCCAATCGGGTAGGACACCGCGCTGTTCAGGGGGATCGTAACTGTGTTGGGCGATGAGCTGGTCATCCGCAAAATCGCGTTGCGATCATTCGCCACAGCCGTGTAGGTAGTCCCGGCCTGTGTATTGATAATGGGCACGAGGCTTCGACCATCGACCCAAGCATTTAGCTTGCGGACATAATAGCCGCCGTCATTCGGATCGTCAGAGAACCCAGCACCAGTAACGGGCGCGCCAAACGCAACCCAAGTCGCCGGAGTCGATTTATAGACCACCATTTGGTCTACATCATGGACATAGGCGTTCCAGCCATCCTGCGGAATTATGAAATACCACGTGGAATTCCGATAATAAGCAATCTGGTTGGTTTTACCGGCGAACACGCCGGTAGCGCCAGAGGGCACAATGTATCGGTCGAGCGGAGACGGCGTGACGATGTCAACAATGTCCATCGCCTTGGATTTAACGCCGATCTGGACAGTGGCCCCGATCCGCTGCCAGTTAGCGTCCGCGCCGGTATCCCAACCGCTTTCGCCGAAGGCCCACCCGTACAGGAGCCCGAGGAACGGATCAGTTGATGCCACTGTTATGCTCCATACCGTTTGCCGTAGTGCGTGCCATATCCGCCGCGCTCGACCGTAAAGTTGTGGGCTTGAAAGCTGGTGCGACCGCCAACCACGGATTCAAGGTTGACGCGGATCGTCCCATTCAATCTTGCTACTGGCGTCATTGACGGGTCAACGTCGCTGCTCGAATCGTACCAGGAATGAGGCACGGTCATTATACCGCTGTCAGCAACTTCCGTCGTCCAAACGTTCGAGACCCCAGTCAAACCCGAGGACAAGTTGGCTAATGTACCAACTTCATTATAGTACCGAACGTTGTATGTGGTTCCGACTTCCGGGCCGATGTTACCAGCGGTATGGTCGATAACGGTTGCCAGTTCCTGGGTCCGGTCTCTGTGGGCCCAAGACACGGTAAGGGTACTGTAAATGACGTCAGGATAATAGACCGTGTTCAGTTTGAACTGACCCGGAGCATAGGGCTTGGCGTAACGCCCAACAAGGGTCAGTACATCCTCGGGGGCGTCCGAAATCGACAACAGTGCGGTCGCGGTCCGCGTCAGTATCCGGGCGTTCAGAACCTCACTGGTTGCGTACTCCGTCGGATCGGCGGCTTCATTGCCTTCGGCAAAGAAGATGCGCGTGCCCGCCACGTGTTTCGCCGGGACCGTATCGAGACAACCCCGAGCGAAGGTCAACACGCCGGTCACTTCGTCGAAAGCATCAACGCGGACGCGCTCGAACTCAATGATGGCGTAGCCGCCAATATCAAAGTTGGTGAAATCACCCTGGAGGCCGGTCAGCACCACCGACGTTGTCAAGTAATCAATATCAGTTACAAGAGCGCCATGGAAGCAGAATGAGCCATCGGACGCCTCCGTGTATACGCCGCCGGAGGGACGTGTCCAAAGCTCATAGCTCTGGGTTGCCGTCGTGGGTTCCCCGATAGCCGCGAGGAGGAAGGCGCTGGTGTTCGTCAGGTAAGCCAAATCAGCCGGGTTGAGCGTCCGTTGAATATCCCAGTAAGACGCCTCAAACACGCGACGGTACGCCGCGGGCTGAGGTGGCTGAATCGGATCAACCCAACCCGAAGGCTGATTGCCAATGTAAGTTGTCTCAGGAAGCCCAAACACATCTTCGATACAGTCCAGCTGAATCGTCCCGCTGGTTAGATCGCCGAAGTTGATTGCGAGAACGCGCAGGACCATTCCGACCACGCCGTGTTCCGCCCAGGAGAACTTGATCACGTCGCCAATGGTGATGTCCCAAGCCGTCCGGTTGACCTTCATTTTCACGCGCGCGAGCGGCGTGGACCTCTGGCGAAGGTCGCGCATAGCGACGCGCGCGGCGATGTTCGCGTTGTCAATGCCTGGGTAGTTTACCGTCTGCGACACAATCCCCTCTTGAGCTTGTACCGCGGCGAGGTTCTGGACCGTTACCGAATCGTCAGTCAGGAAGCCTTGGGGCCGATATGAAACAACAATCTCGTTGACCATTTCGGCGTAGCTGGGCCGCTCGAAGTTATCTAGCGAGACAATATTGGTCTCATCGAACTCCTCCAGGGCATCCACGTCATAATCTTCGCGCAACAATTTAATCGCGAATTGACCATTGTCCGGGCGGCAATAGAACATGCCGTTGACGTGGCTCATTACCGAATAGATGAAGCTCTCAATGCTATCCTCCGTTGCGAGGATAAACGAAAGCCCGAAGTTTTCAGCATAGAGCGCATCGGCGACCGCTGTGAAGCTCGCGAGGTCCAATGAGGCTTCGGAGTACCCCATGCCCCAGTCGCTATTCGTCAAACACTCATAGATGATATGGGCCGCGTTCGCGCTGGTCCCGTTGACCGTCGCCTTCGCAGCATACCAGGTCTTGCCGGGTATCCGCTTGACCTTGAATGACCATGCCTTCGGATACGGGGACATGGCGCTGACGTAGCATTTGCGTAGAACGATAGACAGGACGCCGCGGAACGCCGGAATGACGGACCCGAGCTGGCCGACCAAATAACTGTTTTTGGCCTGCGTCGGTTCCCCCATCATAATATCGACTTGACCGCTGACGCCGCCTTCCTTCTTCTCACCCCCGAACAAATCAGGCGCTTCGACGTGAATCTGTTCGGAGACCGTCGTGGGGTGGGGTGAACCCGATTCAGTCCAACCGCTTTTCCCGGTCAGGCTGATGAAACTGTGCGTGTAGCGTTGACCGGCCCAAGCGACCCGCTCACCAACGATAATCTTCTGGACTTCATCGACCGGGCCGTGACAAACCACCATGTGCATGCCAAGGTAGTATTTATAGCCAATCGTGACGCTCTTGCTGCTACCCATCTTTCATGGCCTCTTCAACTACCATTTGCGCCTGATGGTCTCCGGTCGCAAGGAGCACTTCAGCTTCGACTCCGTTTTTCAGGAAGTCGTCAAAGTCCAGATTATACCTGTCCGCAAACAATCTCATACCCCGGACGCAATAACCTCTGTTGTTGGCCGCAAGGATCGCGCGCGCATGTCGAATATAGACCCGCATTATTTGCCCGACTTCGTTTTGACTTTGGAGTACCCCAAATTGCCGTACCAGACCACGTTCGAGCTTTTCACAATCACGGTCCCGAACACTACGGGAATCGGGCGCCCGGGCTCGGCGGTCGGAATCTGAAGATCAGAGAGGATCGGCGGCTTGGGAACCGGCGCTGATGGCGCCATCGCCATCGCGATAGCGAAGGCAATAATGAAAACAACGATATACCACATGATGCCTCCTCAGAAGATCGGCGTGCCGTTCATCGGATTCTTGTCAGGATAGAACGGCTGACCGCCGTAATTATCCTCATTGTCAAATTTATCATGGCAGGTCTGAAGCATATGGTCACACCCCGGATACGCCACAACATCATCGGTTCCAACCAAGCCTTGGAACGGGAGGTTGATGGTTATATCCTCGCCGACGTGATCGACGATAAAGCGCCGCTCAACGTCGCCGTCATCCGTGGTCCAATCGACGTACCCGCCGGCAAACCAGCCATCTTCGGTCAACGCGAAAGTGGGCGAGGTGAGCACCGTGCCGGTTGTCCCAATCAGAGTAGCAGCAACAGCGAATGACGCGCGCTCGACGCTACACTGCGCCCCGTAAAGGACATGTGGGCAAGTGGTTTGGTATCGACGGCGAAGCGCCGGACGCTTCAGCGAAGTGAACACAGGTTCGCACCGCACTTCGGCGTCGCGCTCCCCGAATTTCACGTTGGTTACGCGGCCCAACCATACCGTTACATACTCGGCGAGCCCCTGGTGGAATCGACGAATGGACAGCGTGGTTACGCTTGACGGCGGGCTCGACCGATACGGGAGGAGGAATGGGAGTGACTTGGACATCTTGAGGTTGATTGGGCCTCGGGCCACTTCCTGAGATTGACCGATTTTGTCGCGGCTTATCGGATAGGCAACATACAAGAAACCGTCAACGGTTTGATCCGCGTCGGCGGAGGTATACCGCCATACATTGGTCTGACGCACCAGCGTGTAGATTTCAACGGGGTTGCCGTCATACTCGCTTCGCTCAATTGTATCAATGGTCACGGTTTAATCTCCACCATGCGGATTGTGGCCATGCTGATACCGTTCCCGGGCCAGTCGATTTCGAGCCGGTCGGTATCAAACCGCTTCAGCCCGAGGAAGGAAATCATTTGGATTTCGCTGGCGTCTACGCTGATTGGGCTATCAATCCCGATAATAATGTGTTCAGCATCGTCCAGGGAAGTCCCGGTGATTGCGCGCGCGTGCCAGGAACCATCCGCCAAAAGGATTCCGATATGGTTGCGAGCGTCGCCCAGCCCCCGGTAGTTGTCCGCCATAACACGCAAACCCGAGCTGACCAAGCCAGTCATGTCCAGTCGCAGATCGTTCTCGAACGTCGGAAGCCAGAATGGGCGGAGCTTACCGGCGCGCCGATAAATGAACTCACGGAACGTCCAGGACTCCTCGGGACCGTAGTTGATGAACGTAAATGGGCGACCGATCCGGTTGTTGATCCAAGGCGCATAGAACTCCACCTTGCCAGTCTCATAATCGACTACATCCACCCGGGTCAAAATATCGTCGGTGATTTCCCCGGAATCGCCAAGCAACTGTTCGGTCCAATACAAGTCATAGCCCAGGTATTGAGCCGGCGCCGCGCTCGCCAGGTCGATGTTGTCAGTGACGTTATAGTTCACCTGCAGATAGCCTTGGAAGCCCGTCGTGGTCCGCTTAATGTTCCCAGTCACGCGACCGTTGTACACCGGACAGATCGCCGCGGCATCATAACTATTGCCCAACACACGCGTCAGCGTTATCGAGGCGGCGTCAATCGAGTCGATTTCAATGACTTCGTTCTGAGTCGCAGAAGCCCAAATCAAGAGCAATCCCCCGGCGCGGAAGTCGAAGTGATCCGTGTCGCAGGGAATAACGATGTCACCTGAAATGAGGTTCGGGACTATTTGGGCTTGAGACCAAACCGGGATCGCCCACTTGCGACCGATCCAGCCATATGCGATGTTCTGGGCTCGGGCCATTTCGCCCGGGGGCACCGGGTAGCTCATATTGAAGCTCTGGCGCGCCGCTTGACGGAGACGCACCCGCTGCTCGGAACCGTCGTTGGAAACCATGACGTCAGTAGACCATTCCAGGGTTTCTTTCAGCGGCGCCTCCGCCTGGTAGGGCAAGCTCACGATCCGCGCGCCGACTATTTCGACAACCGCATCATCAACCGTTCCGGTCCAATCGAAGTTGAGGAAGGCGTGAATGCTCGCCGGACCCTCGGCGAGGATCGCAAGCGGAATGATGATTGTTTGAAGTGGGAACCATACCGCCGGGAGCGCGGGCAGAGTGATTGAAAGGCCGTCGCCGCCGGAGACCAGAACTTGTTCGAGCGTCTTGTTGGTCAAGTAGCCGTTGAATACAGAAATTGGTCGAGACTGGTCACTGACCAAGTTGCCAATGTCAATGTAGCCGGGCTCAATCAGAATCCGGTTGTAGAAATCGTCCACAAAGCTCCGCATTTCGGTCCCGGGCTTATGGTCGGTGGCTTCGGCGGCAACAGGCTGGGTATCGGTCTTGGTAGAATCCAAAAGGCCGGACATGAGCCAGCCTTCGGTCGCGGTCTTGAATTCAATTGGCAGGTCAAGCCACGGCGGTGCAACCGCCGTCTTTCCCCATTCGATCAGGCTGTACAGATTCCCCGGAAGGTTCGCCATTGTTACGCTCTTTTGTAGGCCACGCCATAGTTACCGCAAGGAGCACAAACGATCCCGGTGGCGTTCTTCTGCGTCAACGGGAAGCATTGCCAGTCCGTCAGTATAACCTCCGCCGGGTCAATGTACTTGTTCGGGCAACCGCGGACGCCGGGAAGTTCGCCCGCGATCCGATATAGACCAGGTGCAGGGTCAAGAATCGTGACATACATAGGAAACAGCGGAGTGCGGAGCGTCGCGGCATTGGGAGAATCGCGATACAGCCGATCAACCATGCTATTGGGCCCAGACATACCGGCGCGCTGGTTATTCAGGAGGAACCCGAGGCCCGCAAAGTCGCGGTAATCGCCCAAAGCACCGGAGGCCGGCGCCGCGCGAACGAAGCCGGCGCCGTTGCCAGCTCCATTATTCAGTTGGCCGTTGAATACTGCTTTTTGATTCCCCGAGGTCACATCATAGAAATAGGTTTGGCCGGATTGAACGAAGGTTGATTCATAGCAACCCGCGGTCAGGAACTCGCCGCCGGTGAAGGTATCGACCTTGGCGATGTTGCCGAAGGCGATATGGTTGAAGATACCGTTGGTCAATTCCACCGCGGCGTAGACGCAGGTGCCTTCGCTGTACAGGTATAGGCTCGGATACGGCCCCGGGAAAGCATAGGCGCTCATCCGGGTGTCATAGGGCTGGCCATTGCCCGTAGTGCTGACAACGTCGGTTGTTTTTGCCGCGAGCGCCATGAAGGCGACGATCCCGTTGCCGGTCGAGCGCGGAACGAAATGCCAGTACACGCTCCCTTTCTGGAGTCGTTTCATGGTCCGGGAGCCCGACACAGTAACGTCCCCGGCGTCGGAGAAACCGGCGTGAGCGACCGCATAGGCATGCAGCTGAGAGATAACGTCAACGATGCTGGAGGCTGTAGTCAGCGAAAAGCTCATAATTCACCCAAGTTTTATGGCGGCATAATCGCGCCGGCCTGTACGGTAAGCACTCTGGACAACCAAGTAGTCATCCGCTCCAATATCCATGATGTTCTCGCTCGCGTTCGAGAACCCGGAAACAAAGAATACACCTTCAAGCTCGCCGTAAACGTTGGCGCCACTATAACTGGCGTGGAGAACCGCGGCCAACAGGCCATAGCCTCCGTCCTGATTGCGACCCAGGAACCAATCTTGCTCCCAAGGCCAGCAGGTGTTCGGGGTCAACTCCGACCGGATCGTGTCAGTGCGTGCTTGGAAGTTTGCGATTTCAAGCCACGCGCCGTCGAAGTGGCGCAGGTAAGCTGATGTCTGCGTCGGGTCCCAGAACGATCCCACCCGGTAAGTGCCCTCAGACCAGCGCACAATCGTCGAGGCTGAAGCGCCGATGAATAATGGGTAGGGCATTTCATCTGAGGTTGCATACGGATAAATGAAACCGCCGTACAAGGTCTGGTAGGTGGTCGAGACCTTCGCAATCAGAATGAACCGCCGCCCGTTAGCAATTACCCAATACGGGATCGCCGACTGCCACAGCGGAAGGTTTGCGGCAGGCGAGACTCCAGGCTGTTGATCAAACGGCTGTAGGGCATTGTACGCGACGGCACCGCGGACCTGCCAATTGTAGTAATCGCTAGACACGTTCTTGAACTGTCGAATGTTCACGTGAATCTGGTCGGTTCCGGCGAGCCCCGGGCCTTGGAGGTATGCAATACGCTCATCGGTGATCGACGTATCGAGCGCGAGCTGCGTCCAAGCCTCCGCTCCCATCGTCCCGGAGGAGAGGTGCGTGATCAACTTGTCAAGCAGATCGGCCCAATCAGTCGCGGTCCCGGTGAATACGTGGCTGGCCATCTTAATTCCTCACAATGTCTTGAATCGCCGCCGGGTTCCGGCGCATCGTATTGATCAGCACCTGTTCGCCCGCCGGAGTGTTCATGAAGTCCTCCAGCAACGCGGGATCAACCAGGTTGATAATCCGCAAGCCGTTCTGACCGTTCTGTTGTTGGGCTTGCGCATCTTTCGTGTTCGGATCGCCTTTGCGAACCTGGCGAGGCGTCGCAATGCTGACTTTCTCGCCGGGCGTCGCGCGGAAGGCGACCATTTGCGAATCCTGACCACCCGCGCCGCCGACAACGAAATCACCGCCGGTCTTGAATCCGAGACCGGCGATTTGAGCAACGTTCGCCGCGGCGCTAACGCCGACGGCTGCGGCCAGCGCATAGTTTACCGGAGGCGGAGCCGACGCCAAAGCCTTTTGCACCGCCAAGACACCGTCAATGGTCGCCTGTGTAACGGCTGCGGCCCGTCCAATAGCAGCGATCTTGCTATTGCCGGACTTCGAGAGGACGGCGAGGTTGCCAAAGAACTGTTGCGCATTGTTCAATTGAACCGCGCTGGTCTCCGCCTGGACCTTCGCCCGCATCTGTTGGGCAGTTTGCTCGCTGATCAGATCGGCCTGACGCATTTGGTCAATTTGATCGTACATCGTTTGGAAGCGCGCCATTTGCGCGTCCAACTGCTCTTGCGTACCGGCGAACAAGTCTTGGTTCTGCGATGCGAGCGCGTCCGTGGCATCACCTTTCGTGAAGCCCGAGGACGGATCAGCGAGCAGGGCCTGGATAGCCTGAAGCTGGGTGGTAAAGCCTTCGCGCTGCTTGACCGAATTCGACAGCAAAGCGTCTTGGGCTTGTACTACCTTGTTCAAGTCCTGCATAGCCACGAGGCGTTCGCGGATCGCCGCCGATTCCGCCGCCGAGAGGATGATGCCTTGATTCTGGAGGTCCTGTTGAATCGACATCATCTGGCTTTCGACTTCGCGGGCGTCCGCCGACATGCCCAACAGCTTTGTCTGCTGGTCCATTTCGCGGTTGAGCTTCCCGATAGGGTCGATCACGTCTTGATAATGGAGCTTGACAAGTTCCAAATACTGCGCTTCTTTCTCCCGGCTGATCAGACCCTTCTCGACCGATTGGGTCAAGATGTCCTGGGCCTTTTTCATTTCGAGCATCGCACCATCTACCGGGTAAATGGTGTTCAGGAGCGAGCGGAGCTGATTCTGAAGTTTCTCCAGCGCCTTCTCCGCCTGCGGATCGGTGAATTGGGTAGGCTTCCCAATCGGTTTGGTCAGGTCCGCCGGGGCTTCAGTTTTTACCGCGGCCAGCCGATCCTTCCCGATCTGTTCGGCGCGCTTCAATTGGTCATCGACAAACTTCTCAAGGGCTCCGCCTTGGGATTGGAAGCCCTCGTTGAAAATCTCGCCGAACGATTTGCCTGCGTCCGCAAATTCAGCTTTGTCGAACTTAACAAGCTCAATCGGGTCCTTCCCAACAGCTTTGCGAACCTCGTTGATTTTCCCGATGACAACGTTGCTCAGGTCCTCCATCGTTGTCAACACGGCGTTGTATGCCATCTTGAACGGAGCAATCAGCAAGGTCGGAATCGCCGAGAAGGTCGCGACCACCGCGTTGTAGAATCCGATCAGGAGCCCGCCGATAGCGTCGAAGGTCCGCGCGACGGCTTTCAATATGCCCGCGAACCCGGTGCCCACCCCCTGATAAAATTGAGAATAGCTGTTGGCCCAATCCTTCGTTGCCTGATCGGTCGAGGAGGTAACGGCTTGGAAAGCGGTCGAAGCGATCCCGCCCAACCAGGTGAAGAACTCGCCCGCGGCAGCGCGCGCGACTCCGAACGCGGCCACGGCGGCTTCGCCGAAGGCCCGGAGCACGTCGTTGACGCTGGTCACCCCGTCGATACCAGCATCCATTTCGTCGCCGAAGCGCGCCAGGTAGACGGTGGCAGCGGCTATCGCCGCGGCGAGGGCAATGAACGGGTTCGAGTAGATGAGCGTGAACAGGGCTTGAAGCGCCTGCATGAATTTGAAAATCACCGCCGGGGCGAAGGCGACGGCGAGCGCGGCGCCGACTGACAACGCAATCGTCGCAATCTGGTCGATGTTCTCGGCAATGAAGCGCGCCGCGGCGCCGAAGGCTTTACTGGCTCCAATCGACTCATTCAGCTCACCAATATATTTGGTGATCGCGTTGTCGATAACGATGAAGCCTTGACCAATCGTCGTTACCGACTTGGCAAAGTCCTCATCCAGCTGCGCCGATCCTTTCAAGAAGGCTTCAAAGAATTGTTTGTTGCTAACCTGACCCGATTTAACCATCTGGGTCAGCTTGCCAATACTGCCCCCAGTCGCGTCCATACCTCGGGCGACCGTTTGGAGGATCACCGGCGCGCCGTCGATCAACGAGTTGAATTCTTGGGCTTGAATCTTCGCACCGCCGAGCGCCTGACCCAATTGGAGTAGAGCCCCGGAAGCCTGCGTGGAGGACGTATGCTGAACAGCGAGCGCCTTACCGACGCCCTCAGTGAACTTGATGATTTGGGCCTGGGATGCGCCCAAGTCAGAACCCGCTCGCGCGGCTCGGGAGTATAGGTCAACCACGTCGCTGAAACCAACCCGAGTTCGTTGCGCCGCGGCGAACAGCTGTTCAGTAACGGTCTTGGCTTCGTTCGTCGATTTCGTCGCGATAGCGATTTGACCCGCGGCGGCGGACCAGGCATCAGCATACTGTTTGACTTTGTCAATTGCGAGGAAAGCGAGAACGCCGGCCAGCGCCTTCTTGAGCAGGTCGAGACCGTCCGCAGATTTCTTCGCGGTGTCGCCTATGTCCTCCAGGTTACGCTTGACAACCTTGCTGCCCTGCTCCTGGATGACAATGTCAATGCGTTCAGTGGCCACAACCTATCTCCGGGCTCAAACGTACTGGTCAGAAATAATATGAGCGCGTGTCACCGCATCGACCGCCTCCAACACAGCTTCTTCGACGAAGCCGGCTGGCGCTTGGGCGGACGATCCATCATTCAAATCCTGGATGTACGGGACATTATTTGTAATATGGATTTCTTGGCCGGAAGTATAACCCGCAATGACGGTTTCGGCTTGATCAATAGCGGCTTGGGTATTGGCGGCGGCGGTCGAGCCCAACTCACCGGGGACATAGGGCTCAATTTCGGTATCCGGGGCGGCGCCCAAGGTAGCAATCCAGTTGCTTCGGGCGCGTCCCGTATCGACCGGAGTGCCTGATACAACGGCTTGGTCGGCGACAAGCGCAACTTTTCTAACCAGGGTGTCAGCGTTCTTCGCTACACCCGCGGCTCGAACTTTGATGCGGCGACCAAAGTCATACAGGCTTGGCACGGTTGGCACTCCACTCAAGGTACTTAGCATCAAGCCGGGTCACCAGCCAAAGAAAGTCCTCACGCTGTTCCCCATAAATCTCGACCGCTTCACAATAGTCAATCATCATCAGCAGGGAGATCGGCCCGAGGGAGAAGCCCACCGAACGGGTCGAAGTCAAATCAATGAAGCCGCTGTAATACAGCTCAAGCCCCAAGAATAACTCCGGCGCGTTCTGTATCCGGTCGGGCAAAGGGAGCCCGAACCGGAAACATTGCTCAATAATCTTTCCCTCTACTGGCCCTTGCTCGAATCCGTAAGCGAGGACCGCCCAGAGTTTCCCAGGTCGGCTTCCAGGACTTCTTCGCGGAATAACGCGATTGAAGCCGCTTGGTCAACGAGGTCGGCATACAGGTCCGGGAGGTCATTCATGACCTTCAGGACGTTCTCACGGTTGAAGGTGAGAGTCTTGCCGGTTTCGTCCTCGACGCCCATCCAATCGAGAATACAATGGTCAACAAAACAGTTCTTTTGCAGTTCGGTCGCCTGGTCATTCGTAAATGTACCGGCTTGAATTGACTTGCGGAACGGCTTGGCAGCGCGCTCCATGGCCTTCGTGTAGGCTTTGTTATCGCCGCCGGAGCGCGCGATGCGGATGCGCAGCGGCGTGACGCCGTCGCTCGCCTTGCCATACTCTAACCACACGCCTTCGGTTTCGAGGCTCTTGGACGTTTTGAACGTATTGTACAGGCTCATTCTCTGTTTCTCCGTAGATGTAAGAAGGGGGCCGAAGCCCCCTGCGATTATACGTCAGCGAGGTTCGGAAGGTAAGGGAGTTCATTGAACAGCAAGGTATGACCCTGCGCGCCTTCCGCGGCGTCGGTCGAGAGGGGCAGCGTGATGGGCTGATCCTGCTCAACGTTCAAACGGCCATCGCCGAGCGCGATCAACGGAATATCGAACACCAGACCAGCGTTGTTTTTAACCAGCGCGAAGTCCAGGGTGACATCGGAGTTGTTACGCACAGCTTGGACCGCGGCGATGTCTGCAAAATACGCCGTGACATTACCAGATACCTCGAAGGTGCCTGCGGTAACGTCAAACGCGCCCAACACAGCGACCGCCTTGTTGGGCGTCACGTTGTTGTTAATCGTCACGGTCAGTTCGGTCAGGAACGCGAACAGCGGCGAGGGGTTCGTGTTACCGGCGGTGATCAAGTGCATCTTGATCCGGCTGAAGTCCGAGCTGGTATTGAACGCCGGAGAATCGACCAGGTCAGGACGGGTGCCGGTTTTCACGCCAACCACGCCCGCGCGCTGTTCATTATCCGTCGCAACGAAGCTGAGATCAGCCGTGACCTTATCGGCCTGCTTGATCTGAAGCGCCATTTCGTTCGGAACCGCGCCCACCAGATACTCGGACATCACGCCGTCAGCGTCATTGCCCAAGGTACGTTCCAGCTGGTACGTGCGACGCTTGACCAGGCTCGGGGTCTTTTCGTTCTTGATCACGTTACCGAAGAAGATTTGAACCGTTTTGCCAGTGCCGGTTTCAGCCGCCATCGTCGAAGCAGTCTTGTCCAGTTCGATATACGCCGCGGCGACCGCGCGAACGCGGGCGAAGCCGTTGTTCAGAGCGTTGGTGAAACGGAGCGTGGAGCTATCACCGCCAATGAAAATCCATTCTCCGGGGATCAAACCGAGCGTGGTGAAGTCGAAGGTGCCTGAAGCGCGATTGAGGCGCGGGTACGATCCACTGACAACCACATCCAGCGTCGCCGAAGCAAAACGGTGGCCGACCTTCTGGAGCTTGGCGGTAGCCGCCGGGGTTTCATCGGCCAGGTTCTCTGCGACAACCACGGTGCCAGAGGTCGAAGCCGTGACCGTCTTGAGGCCGTTGTTTGCCGCCTGGACGAAGCCCGAGGCCAGAATCAGATCGTCAAGCGCGAAGCCGCCGAGACCGGAGGCCGCTGCATAGGTATCGTCCACCGTAGTGACGCCGGTCAAAGCCAGGGCAACGGAGTTCATCGGCGCTGTGGTTAGCTTCTCACGAATGTCTGCGAAGAAAAAACCTTGCATCAAACGGGTAAAGTTGGTTTGGGTCAAGTCCTGACCGAAACCGCCGGAGGCGTCGAGGTCGGTGATGACGCCTTTCTTGCGTTGGCGGCTCGGGTTGATCGGATTCCGCGCAAGCAACTTCAGCTGACCGCCAAAGTCGTTGTAGCCATTCGGCTCACCGGGATACCAGATTGGAGTCACCGGGAGAACCTTGATGCTGGTTTCCTCCGCGTACCGCAAACCAGTTACGTTTGAATCAATCTTGTTCGCCATGTCGGTGCTCCTAAAAGTTGTCTGGGGCGATGCAATCAGCGCATCTCATCGTATCGAAACTCAACCACAACGTTGAATTGGAAATGCGCCTTGCTTGGGCCAATTTCTTGAATCCGAGCGTTGCGAAACCAAATACCGCTTGCGGTTCCTCGCCCCTCATATGCGTCCCGGGCGATTATGCCTAATTTTTCAGCAAGAGACAAGCCTTGGCCTTTGCTGAGTGGAGCGAATACCTGAACCGTGATTATGCCGGGACGGTTGAAACGCCGGGAGCCGGTCGGACCGAAGGTTGTTTGTTTACTGGTCGCATGCTTAATGAACAGGCGCGCAAAGGGCTCTTCCGGGGGCGGCGGGTCCATAGGGTCTACGCCCTGCCATTCGACCCGGGGCACATTTCCTCCGTTCACAGCCGGAGTCTGAGCCTTCCAATAGTCATTGAACAGGGCCTGTATTTCATCCCGCGCGCTATCGAACGCTGTCATTGGCGCACCCATAATTCATAGATGATTTTCTCACCGTTCGGGTCGAGAAGATCAGCGGCCTGAATACTCCATATGCTTCCGTCCTCGCGGATCAAGAAGCTGTTCAAATCAGGATCGTTAATCAGCCCAACACAGGACAGGTAGACCTGCTTGTCACCGATCCGCGCCAAGGTTCCATCAGCATACACTTTTGCTTCGCGACCCTTCCCGCTGTAGTTCAGGAACACGCACTGGATTCCGGTTTGATCAACCGGAACCTTCGCGCTGGGCTTCCAAGGATGGTCAGGATCATCGACGCCCGCGGGAAAAGTACGAAGCGTGGTTGGTCCGCCATTCTTGTCAATCAACTTCTTGGCGAGTGCTATGGCGCTACTGAAGCGAGCCATATCAGCCCCTCATCACTTGGCCGGCGGCGAGCACCAACCCGGTTGATGTCAGCTTCCGATCCGCCGCGGGATAGCGCGGCATCGCAAATGAAGCCCCATTCACATAAGTGACCGATTCTTTGATTGGGCCAACTTCTTCCGATTTCGATTGGATCGCCGCGCCGGTCTCATCAGCAACCGGATCGGGCGCCAAGACCGCTGAAAGCGCGCGAAGGGCATATTCAGCCGTGGCTTCTTTGACCGCAGACGGAATTCCATTTTGGTAAAAGCGGTCACGGTCCCATGCGTTGTTACGGGGCCAGGAAGTATCTTGCTCAAGGTTACGGCGGCGCCCGACATAGCTGAAGCGATCATCCAGATAGTCCGTCGCGAGGATAATTGCCTTTTCAATATCCGCGTCCGATTTACCAACATAAGAACCTCCGCGCGCGTCATGGTAGGCTTTGAACTCGGCAACCGTGATGTAGGCGTTCGCGCCCTCCACGGTCCCGTTATCGTCTTGAACAATCAGGGCCATTTATTCAGCCTCCCAAAAGACTTTGTATTTGTCTCGGCGAACCTGGAGAATCAGCCGAACATATCCGCGGTTGATATCATACGCGCTTTGTCCATATCCGGGGTTGACCCGGCGCGTTTTGAGACTGGTTGTTTCAACGTTCCCGAACCAGCGACGAGCGTCGCAGGTTCCGGTATTGCTACACAACCGGCGATCCTGAAGGACTCCGCCTTGACCGCCATTGTACCCGGCCAGCATAAAGGCCAGCTGATCGGTCGGCGTCGCGGCGTCGCGAATCTGCGTGAACAAAGTACGATCCATTTCAACAAGCGCATCGAGCTGGAACTTGGGGTCATAGCGATTCTCCCAGGCCCAGTCCTTGAGGGATGCGTGTTGGGCCTTCAGGCCTTTGAAATTGTTGAACCGCTCGGAGCCGTCCGCCTTATAGGCGATGGTGATTTGGCCGAAGCCGAAACCGTATTCACGGCTGGTCTTGAGTTCGGCCCGGGGATTCCAGCAGCGTTTATGCGTGAGGGTGATGCAGCTTTCTTGCTCGACTTGACCGCCGAGGGTCCATGGCTCAGGCGCGGAAGCCCAAGCGACACCCTGGACCGCGGCGAGCGTCGATGCGTACAGCTTCGCCTGCTCCGGGATATAGCTGCGAACGTCCGCGGCTAGGGCACCCCCGGCAATCAGGCATAGCAGGATCAGGCCTTTGCCCATAGCACTAGCCCGACGAACAGCGAGGCCAGAAGGAAGCAGACGCCGAACACAACGACGGCAGCGGATAGCGAGCCCCCGCGCGCGGCTTCGATCCACTCTGTTAAATCGACCTGGGGAAGAAGTAGCCGGCAGACCACAACGCTGTTCGCCGCCAGCGCGAGGCCGAACGCGGACCATTGCAGCAGGGTAAAGAGCATGGGCCGGTCGATGATCAACAGCGGGATCAGCGCGAGCAAGAGGAGGACCCAGGCGGTCAGATCGAAGAAGGGCGTCATGCGTTTGTACAGACGATCCCACTGGTGTTGCCAGAATTCTTTGTTCATTTCGGTGCTCCACACAGTTTAACGGCTGACAACGCCCACTCTTGGAGCTTGGTCAGTTGGCGGGCGGCGCCGTCGGCGTCGGCGGCGATTCCCCAGAGAGACGCTGAAGCCTCTCCCGAAAGTTCGGCTGTACCGGCACCATCAGTTCCGGCGGGGGTGACTCCAGGCGTACTGGGTCCGGTTGCATTGCAGTTGGACACTGCGAGGCGCAACCGCTTATTGCCAGTGCGCAGATCAGTAATAGTGGCTTGGTCCTTGGTCTTTTCGATCCCGGACTCAAGCTGGAATTGGGCGCGAAGGTCCGCGACGGTTTGTGCATGATCCTTCTCCATTGTACGATTCTTGGTGTTGGCTTCGTTCAACTGTCGCGTCAGCTCGCGCTCGCGCTCCAGGTTCTCCGCCGTCGCCTTTTTCCAGGCGTATGAATAGCCGCCCCAAATGCCGAACCCCCCGAGGAGAAGCCCAACAATCAGGACGGCTACACCGACCAGCGCAAACTTCTGCCAGTCGAGTCCGAACATTACACGCCGCCCTTATCCGAGCCCTTGATGGGACCGACAGGGCCGGACGGACGGGCAACGTGATGACCGCCGTGAACGATGTGCTTGTTGCTCGGACCGTGATGCGCGCCTTTCGACTTGCTCACGAAGTCGCTTGCGCGACTCATTGTGGTTCCGTTCTTTGCCATGATAACTCTCCTGCAGGAAAGGTTGATTGATTACTCTTTCGGGCCGCGCGCGGCTTCCCGATTGAAGCCCGGGGCGACGCCTTCGACATCAGCGCGGGTGAAGCCGGTCGAACCGTACAAGCCTTGTAGGGCTTGGATAGCCGGTTGACCTGCCGCAGTCCAGTGCGCATCGTTCTCGGGATCGAGACTGTGGACGGCCTTCAACAGACGCTGGTTCAGCTCCGCCGGTTGTCCGTCCCCGTTGGAAACACCCCCGGTTTGCCCGGCTTCGGAGCCAGTTGACTCGCCGCCGTTTGGTGCTGCACCACCGGCTTCAGACCCTGTCCCGTCGGACTCACTATTGCCTGAAAGCGTTGCTGCCGGGTCGGACTCTTGATTGGTCTGAAGATCACCGAGGCCATCGCCGTTCTCCTGGTTGATTTGAGCCGCCGCGGTCGAGAGACCGACCAAGGCTGGGTGCCCTTCCGGGTAGGCTTGATAGCTACGCTCCAAAAATTGGAGGTCCATCGCTACATCGGTGGGTGGGCCAACCAGGTCGAGCTTGCCTTGAAAGAACTCAAACTTGTTGAGCTTAACTGTCTGGCCGGCGTAATGGCCGATCAGTACAACGCGAACTTTAATTGGTGCTGACATGATGTTCTCCGTTCTGTCGAAATTAAACTTGTTTAACCGCGGCCAGCGAAATCGGAATCACGGCAGCGTCCGCCGGTAATACTACCGAGAGAACTGCGCCAGCGATACCGCCATCCACGATAGTGCCGACCAGCGACGGGATCGCACCCTTGCCGTTCGGAGGAGTGATGGACACGAACAACTTTTTGTCGCCGATGTTGTCGGCGATACCCGCAACCGTGAGCACTTGCGAGGTCGAGTTGTACGCCGCGTTGGCGATGACCGGGAGGGCGTTCAAGGCAACAACCAAGGCCGCACCGATTTCGTCGATAGTGTCGTTGGTCACGTCGCCGACTACAGTGACTTCCGCCGGATCAGCCCCACCAACGCCGAAGCCGCCGCTGATGCGGACATTGAAGGACCAGCCCACCCAATTGGTTCCGGCAACAATGGCCGTGACCGTGGTGTCATTCGCCCAAGCAAGACCATCCCCATCATAGCGGGCAGAGCAAATTTCTTTGGCAGCGGTTGCGTCGGCAGCGAATACAACTTGGGCGTCCGCGCCTTCAGGAAGATTGTGACCGGATTTGTTGCGGTCCATTGTAACTAAATATGCTGGCATGATGTGACTCCTGAAAAGGGATCAAACAAAAGGGCGGACCAGTTAGACCGGCCCGCCCTTCGGGTACATCTTGGGCAAAGCCCCCGGGAGGGCTTAGTTGGTGATGCCGTCCGCGCAGGCCAGGCCTTTCTCGCTGAACAACGCGAGACCAGCATACCACTTCACGCGCCAGATGTGTTCATCGGCATCTTCCTTCTCGCCGACGTCAACAACCTGGATACCCGAGGCGGTCGCAGCGGTCAGGCCGACGATACCGTGGGTGCGTGAACCGTCATCGAACGTACCCGCGAAGATCGTGGTTTGCGCCGAGCCGGTGCCTTTAACTTGGTTGGTGGGAATGTAGTCGTTGCGGAAGATCGGGCAACCACTGTACGCCGGAACTTCAGCGCCAGAAGGCAACTCGACAACTTCGTTGATCGACGCACCACCGAGTGCACGCAACAGCGCCTTGTAGCTACGCAGAGTGCGGGCATGCATGGTGATATAATCCACCTGGCCGTCTTTGTCCACAACCAAGTCCATGAGCTGGTCGAGGAAGTCGAAGGACAGAGCGCCACCGTTGTTACCCGTCGCAACTTTCTGGCCAGCGGCGCAGAGTTGGATCAGACCGGCGATTTCGTTACCGGAACCGAGACCGTTGATCAGCTGATCTTGGAATTTGCGGCCCGCGCTTTTCGCTTTCGAGGCGATCTGCGTAGCGGTTTGATCGTTACCGTCGCCGGAGCGAGTGGCTTGGATCAGGCCGTTGACTTCCGCATCACCCATGATCGTGGTCAGGTTCGAGTTGACCTTGGTGAAGGTTGCAGCCGCTTTACCAGCGCCAGCGCCGGAGAAAGTGGTGCCAACACCTGCCATGATCACGTCGCCGAGGACGTTTTCACGGTTGTACGCCAAGCTGTTACCGTCGATTGCGTCGAAGGGCAGCACGTCATACATGCGGTTTACGGTGATGATGTTTTCGATGACGCCAGCAACCAGTTCATCCTGGGCGAGCTTGGCGGATTCAGCGAGCGTTACAGAAGCCATGATTGGCCCTCCAAAGTGGACAAAGAAATTCTGCGGTTCAGCCGTGACCGGATCACCCGGGGTCGCGGCCCTTTCCGAATCACTCTTGGGGGCCTGGAGCTTTGGGCTTTCACCAAAGTGCGCTCAGTATAATCGCACTTGCTACAAAAGAAAAGCCCCTTGTTGGGGGCTTTCGATTAACGACGATTTTGCTTGTTCAAACCTGCCGCGATCTTCTGCGTGGAGGTCAGCTGCTGACCTTGCTGCGGTGGGAGTTTCCGGGCGCCGTTCGCCGGGAAGCCTCCGCCGCCTTGTTGCTGTTCAGACTCGAACAACCGGCCATACTTCTCATTGGCCTTCATCTCAACAACAAGTTCCTTGATCGTCATAGGCGATCCGGTGGCGCCATAGCGAACCTCGCCGGCTCCGTCGATGACGGTCACTTTGAACTGACCATCTTCTTCCATGACCTTGACTTGGTTCTTGATGAAGGGCAACAACAGCTCGGGGACGCCTTTCAATTCAGCGACCGCCGCGGTGGCGTTGTTCTCGACCAATAGACTGTACAGCTGATCTTGGAGACCCTTGGCGCGGGCATCGCGCTTCGCGAGTTCCGCCGCGTGTGCTTGGGCCAAGCCCGCCTTCACGCCTTCGATTTTCTTTTCAACGTCGGTCCCTTTCGTGCCAGCGGCCTCGGCAATCGCTTTCACGATGTTTTCCTTGATCGTGGCAGGGCTGTCGCCGAACTCGGCCAGGGGCGAAAGATCAACCGCCTTGGTTTTGAGATCGTTCCGAAGTTGCTTGTTGGATTTGTTGAAACCGTTGATGGCTTCGGCGACGGGCTTCAGATTGTCGGCGATACCAAATTTGCCGTCCTCACCTGGAGTGGTCGAGTAGAGCGAACGAAATTGTTCAGGGACTTTGTCGACAGACTCGACGGGGGTGAAATCGAATTCCATGTTGGTATCCTCAAGTATCAGCGAATCACTCGCCGGGTGCATCACGCAAGGCGGATTGTAGCCCTAGAAAGTTGCGGGGTCAAGTCCCGCGCGGACAAAGGCTTCAGGCTTCGTCGCGGCGAGCTGTGACAGGGTCAATTCGTTTCCACGACGGTCTACAAATTCTTGTACCGTGAGATCACCCCGACGGAACAAGGCACCCTTGGTTTGGCCCAACACCTGATCCTGGAACGCCGCGGGCTGGCGCTTCAAGAACTCCTGATATGTTGTCGCCGCGGGAACCCGGCCAATGTTCTGAGCAGCCCAAGCAGCGCGAACGTCCTGGATGGGGACGCCATCGGCGCGGGCCTGTTTCCTGAAGTCAATTTCGCGCTTGTCGGGCGTCCGGGTATCCGTCACGGTCGGACGCTTACCGATGAGGCCAACGCCGTCAATATACGCGACCATGATGGAGCGGCAATTCATATGAGCCGGCGGCTTCGCGTTCGGAGGACTGAGGGCGATCAGGCCCGCGGGCAACTCATTATCGCCGACCGGCGCGGCGCAACCGTCCCGGGCTCGACAGATCGCCGAGGTGCGACCGTCGAGCGTGGCGTGCCAGATACGCGCGGTGATCACATCTTGGTTCGCGTCCCAGACGTACTCGCGCGCCGTATTGGAAACGTGATTCACCGCAGTACGGACGATTGTTTGGGCGTCACGCCGAGTGATCGACAGAATGCCGTCACTGTACTTGTTCGCTCGGGTCCCGACGATGCGCCGGACAATATCGTCAACAGGCTCGCCGTTGGCCATACCGATCTGAAGGGCCTGCGTCAAGCGCACCTGGTCCTGCTGTTCCAGAGTCTTGTACCAATCACCCAACAACCGACCGTGAAAGGGGCGCGAAGTCGCTATGGCGCGCAACTGATCAACCGCGACGGAGGCGAAATCAACCTGGATCGGAATGGAGGCGAGCAATATATCCACCTCCTTGGCTGCTTCGAGCTTTCCAAGGTCCGACAGCTCAGGCTTGCTCATGTTCCGGTATTCGGCCATGGTCGCGGCGCGCGCGGTCCGAATGTCCGCCAGAAGGGCTTGCCAGCGTTCGCCGGTGAAGTCGATGGGTTTGCCCTCGAAGCGCGCCAGGCGAGTACGCAACTGCTCAACAAGATCGCGGTCAGCGAGTTCGAGCAATTGCGCGATCCGAAGGGTTAAGCCTGAGCTGTAGCGACGCACACCGATCTGGTGCCGAATCGCCGCATCACGGTACTCCTCGTTGGCGGTAGCCATTATTTAATGGCCTTTTTCTTCGCTGGCGCCTTCTTAGCAGCAGGCTTTTTGGCCGCTGGTTTCTTCGCGGCTGGGCCTTTCGGCGCATTCGGATCGCCAGCCGGAGGCGTGGAACCGGGGAACTGATTGACAGGTTCGCCAGTGAGCGGGTCCACTTTCGGCAGGATCGGCTTGCCGGTTGGATCAAGTTCGATACCCGCGGCACCAAGGGCTTCGGTCGCTTCGTCCTGAAGTTCTTGGGCATCCTCCTCGGCGTCGAAGTCCTCGGACAATAGGCCGCGCAGGCGGAGTTCTTCGAGGTAGGCAACGCGGCTGATGTCGCGGCGGTCGCGTGCCTTGTTCAAAGTATCCAGGCCCGCGGAATCAACCTCAGCCACGTCATAATCTTTCACCAACTCGACCGTGCCGCCCTCTGGGAGCTTCATCCAATCCGCAGTCATCTGTAGAGCTGACGCAATCGAGTCCTCGAAGATAACAACCATTGCTGCGAGGTCGCTGGAGGCTTCCGCCGAGTCGATAGCGCGACCCGTCGCCGTCTGATCGCCCGGGCGCTCCTTCAGAAACTGAGAGCCATAGCCCGCCATCTGTACTTCAAGGGCTTCGAGGTCCTTGCGACCGGCTTCAATCGCGGCGCCGGTGTGTTCCACGTAGTAAAACTTGCCATTTGGGTCGGGGTTGTACAGGATTTGGTTCGGCCCAACAACTACTGCAGTGCCGTCCTCACCCGAAGCGCCCGAGCAAGCGAGCATCGGGAAGCGCGCGACCGTCAGGATGTGACGCTGGTCCGAGGTCGATTGCCAATGAGCAACGTTCAACCACGCGAGGTCCGTCAGCGGGGGCTTACCCTCCATGAAGGCTTCGCGGTTGGCGTAGAACGTCACCAGCGGAATGTAATCAATGCCGGTTGCCCAGCTATCGGCCATGAACCACTCAGGCTCGCCGTCGCGTTTCTTCGTCGGGTGCGGTTCCCATAGCTCGACCAGGCCGGGTTCAAGGACGCGGATGCGTACCTTGCTCACTTCAGCAAAGCCGTCACGCACCGTGTAGGTTTCGAGGATGCGGACGTGCATCAGTACCTCGACGCCCTCGACAACTTGGGCCTCGGCGAACAGGACGCATTCAGGTTTGATCAGGGACCAATAGGGGCGCACACCTTCCTTCCGATCATCAGCCAAAGTACGCGGCTGACCCTCGACCTTGGGTTGAAGGCGGGGCATATCGACCAGGACGTGAGCGAACGCCTTGGCGATACCCTCACGGAACCAACGCCGCGCAAACACGTCCAGGGAGTTACCCTGTAAATCGACATCCTCCAGGATCGGTTCAACGATGGCTGGAGGAACGTCATCATTGACCTTAATTTCCTCAATGAATGGCTTCCCAACCAAGTTTTCCAGCGTTTGCTCTGTCATATTGAGCAGAACCGCCCCGGCGATCCGGGCCGCATAGTTCTGATCCGTCTCCTGACTGTACTTCGGGGCATAGGTCTCGCCCGCGGCGCGCATGGCCTCCGTTCCGCCCAACAAGGTCTCAAGTAGCACCCAGCGCGGCATCATGCAGTCATGCGCGGCGGAGGTAGTGGCCGGGCTCTTTGGATCTTTCTTGTTTGACATGTTATGTCCCCGAGTATTAAGCAGCGGCTACAGGATACCGATAAAACCGCACCGGCGGCAAACCTTCCGCATTGCGAAGGAAGTTTGTAAATGCGGAGCCATCCGAGTTCTCCTGCATTGCAGCATAGCTTACCGTCGCGCTTCCGGCGGTAATCGGCGCCGACAGGGTAATATCAACCCGCGTCGTGTCCGCATTTATGACAACAGAGCTAATCGTTTGGGCAACCCCCGCAACTTCAACCAACCACAAGTTATCAGCGCCTTTGTTTGCAAGGACTTGGTTGAAGAAACAACTCACGACAGTTGTACTTCCCGAAACGTTCCGGGCACTGGTTAAGTGAGGATGGCCGACATGAGGCACGTTGTTTCCACTACCGTCGATGACCCGAAGGTTAGGCAACCCCATGATCCGATTCGCAATCACCAGAGCGGCACGGCGTCCATTCTCCTTCTGACCAGCAGTAGCTAGGTGGTAACCATCGGTCGAACCGTTCATAGCCACATCCCACGTCGGGTATACAAACACCTTTGACGTTTTCGCGGTCGAGGCTTCTTGAATCACCATTTGCGTGAAATCACAAGTTGTGGTTGTACCTCCCGCGTTGCGTTGTATAGCAAATGAAGTTCCTGCGGTTGCGACAAAGGTAAATTCATATAAGTGATCGCCGGTCAAGCCGCTCGATTGCGTTGCTTGGGCTACTCCGTCAAGCGTCCATCCAGAAGCTGGGTTGACCAAGTTCAAAGCGATCTTAAACGCCCCAACCGTACAATTCGCCCTGAAACTTATCTTGTATGCGCGACCAATTACATAATCGTGCGTAAGAGCAAGCCCATTACCGTCTCCGCCTAACGTCGTCATGCGAACGCCGCCAGCAATGCTCGTGAAATTTGAGGTTGCTGTATTTCCGCTGATATACCACTCCGGTGCCGCTGCTGTGAGTCCGTTGTTAATTGTTTTCCACGACGAAGTACCGAACGCCGAAGCAATAACAGAACTGTCTCCGTAATCTTGGTCAAGCTGGCGCTGGCTATCTGCTCCAATCGCTAAAGCGAGAGTAACAGCGGGATCAGTATGGGGAGCCAACTGTGGAATGATGACAGGCACGTTACCAAACCAATAACGATAGGCTGAAATCAAAGATACATAATTTGTAGCCCGAGTCTGAGCCGTCCCGCCGGTTTCCCCTTCATGACCGTGGTGAAGGATAATCAAGCGAGAGAAATCGCCCTGACATGCCAAGTTCACGCGGTCGCGCATCTGCCCAAACAAAGAAGTGAGCACCGGCGGGTCATCATAAGCGTTCTGCAGCCATCCCGGAATGAAAGTGGAACCGACCGCACACGGAAGGATCAAAACATCAGCCCCGGTGAGACGCTTGAGCCAATTTGCTAAATCTAACGCCAATGAGTAGCGCGCGTTGGCTGGGTTTCCCGCGTTCGGCGTCCAGTTGTCTACCGCGCCCGCGTACCGATTGTGGGATGGTTCGGTGAGGTTGCGGTAGACATTATCTTTCGCGAGCATCATACAACCGGGAATCGAAAGCGGCAAATTGGCCGGCATAATACCATTGCCTTCTCCGTTCGATTGACCAGCAATAACAATAACCCAACGATTGGTCGAACCCAGCTGGCCGAGAAGGCCATGACTACGGTTGTGATTGGATAGGCCGATGGCGGCTTGGTCCGAGCTAATTGGAGTCAGGATATTGTTGGTGACATCGTATTTGTAATTAACACCATCGACAACATAAGTATCAACTGTATTGAAAATCTGGGTGCCTGAGTTCTTCAAAGCCAAAAGGCGCAATACTTCTGTTTTGGAATAGCCGATGGTGCTCATGGTAAATCCTCAAAGTTAAGTGGATTAATCTTCGCGACGGCAGAAGAACGGCAGGCGGTAGAAATGCCCCGGCATACCGATCTTGAGCTTGCCTTCGTTGTGAAGTTCGATGAAGCGGTGTTTCTGCTCTTCATCAAAGTGTTGGAAGTAGAACTTGATGGCGGACAAGGGCTCGCCACCGCTGTTCTCAATGTACACTTTGTAATCCTTGTCGGTCGGACCAAGCTGAATGTCACCAGCTTCGAGACGCGCCATCAACTGATCGGGGTTGTAGCTCCCGCAATAACTGCAAGTGTCGTTATCCCGCCAAACCATTTCGCCGTTGAACGGGGGCTTCATCATCGAGAGGGTCGCCCCGTTCTCACGAGCGCGTGGACAAATTTGATCGGTCATAATTCAGCTCCTCGGATCGGTTGCTATTCTCGCCGGCCTGACGCGCGCCGGCAAGTTGTTTACATCTTACCAGTCGCGACACCGCGCAGTTTCTTCCGTACACGATAGCGCCAGGCATCGCCGATGTGGTCCTCAGTCTCTGTATCCACATCGTCGAGGTCCTTGTCATCGCGCTGGAGAGTCGGGATCAGCTCTTGCGACTGCAAACAAGTATCGAACACGAACAGACCAGGCATCTCACGCGGGAGACCGTTGGGCATAGGCAACGCGCCCTTCAGCGCTTTCCTGATCATTTCCCAACCCTGCTTCCGCGAGCCCGGACCCTTATCAGCAGCCTGCCAGCGCACACCCTTCTTGCGCATGTCCGCTTCGATGCTGTTACCATTCTCAGTGTCGAAGATCGAAGCATCAGCCGGACCTGGCTTGACCCGATTATGGATGCCCCAATCCTCCTCGCGATCCTTGATGCCTTGGGCGACTTCGACAGCGAGCATTTTCACGCCTTCGTTCCGAGTACCTGACCAGCCATACCATTCAGCAATCTGGTAGGTGTCGCCCTTGAGCTTGCCATACATGCGGCCTTGATACTCGAACGGCTCACCATTAGATTCGGCCCACCAGCAGACGCTGAAGGGCGCCGAGCTACCCCAGTCAAAGCTGCGGTCAATCTTCCAACCGCGAGGGATCATGGTCAATGGCAGCGACGGAACAACGTGTATTTCGCCATTCCAGATATCATCGAACATGCCCCCGGCGAGAATGTCCCAGGAGCCGTCAAGCCAGGCTTTCAGTTCGCTCGGGTTCCGCGCCGCGGCCCTGATCTTTTGGATGTAATCGGGGTCAGCGTGAAGAAGTATTTTGTTTTCATAGATCGAACCATGGATGGCGACCCGAGGCGGCTGAAGCTCGCCGTCCTTGTAGTCGTCAACAATAACCTTGCCGCGACTCTGCGGAAGGCGAAACCGACGCTTGACCCAGTTATGCCCTGGACCATAGGGATTGGTGGAGGCGCGATAACAACGCGGCATTCCAGGCTTCGTCGAGCGCGAGCACGACATCATAACGGTGTAACACTTATCATCAGGCCAGTTGCAAAGCTCCTCCCAACCAATCCAGGGATAGGCGTGGCCGTGGTAGTTCCAATAGTCATCCTGGGTTTTCATGTGGCGCAGCAGGAGCTGTTCGCCGTCGGGGAAGGTCCAGGTGTGTTCGACCTTGTTGAACTTCGCGCCGGGGAAGATCAGGCGAAACCATTTCTGCGTCTTGGCGATAACGTCAGTCAGCTGCGGATAGGTTTGACGGAACAGGATGCCGCGCCATTCGGCTCCGAACCCCTTACCAACGTGTTGGAGGAAGTCCATGAGCAAGCAATCGGTCTTGCCCGGGCCTCGCGTCCCTTCATACAGGACCTCGAACACTGGACAAGCCAAGAACGCCTCTTGCGACCCGGGCTGAGGAGCCCAAGCACAATGGTGGTAGGTCGCGCCGTCCCAATACTGGGCGCACAACTCGCCGTCATCGTTGACATACCATTCAATGCCCGGCTCCTTCGGACGTTCGATGGTCTCGGCAATAGCGTCCGCAAGCTCACTCATCGCGAGACCTCCCCCTTGGGCTTATGCCCCGGTGGCGGAGGAGCGGCGGGCCGTCCGGTGTTACCCTTCGCAAGCTCGCCATAGCCTGATTCCCAATCGGCAACGGTCATACCCTTCGCGGGTACAACCATGACCCCGCCGACGCGACCTTGGTCAGCACTCGACTTGTCAACGCCTTTGAATTCATCGCGACGGGATTTCAACAAGAATTGCGTCAGCGAATCGCTGTACACCTGAATGTGAGTAACAATCTCATCCTTGAACTTACCACCAATCACCGGCGTCTCGACGCCCTGGAAAGCCCGGCGGTACGCCTCCTTGGCTAACTCATCCGTGTTTGCGTCCTTCGCCTCGATACAACGGGCCGCAAACTCAGGGTCACGCTTCTTGTGATCTTGGACTGTGCGAGGGGAGACGCCCGCGGCTTCGGCGGACAAGGTGTCATAACCGCATTCACGCAACGCGGCCAGGAATAACTCTTTGCGCTCGGGGGTGAACTCAACCGGCGGCTTTGGGGTCATCATTTCACTGCGATTCGGCATCACGCTTCCTCGGGGCTCGAATATGTGACGCAGCATCACGCTTTGTCTTGGCTCGCATTATAGCCCAACCACTTCGATCCGGCAACCTCGGGCTCGCGCGCGTAGATCACGACAGACGCACCAGGATAGGGAGCCCAACACAGGGCTTCGGTGCATCTAGTCGCGTCTACTTGACTTCGTCCAGCATTACTTCAATATTGGTATACTTCAGGAAAATAAAGTATAGAAGTCAAGTAGCACCTAAGTCATTGATAAGTCTTTATTATATTATTATTATTATTATTATTACTTAACTTACTTAACTTACTTGACTAGAATCCCCGGGTGCCGTCTTGGGCCTCTCGTGACCCGTCGAAACCCCCGCAACCGATTTGACGGGAGATTTTAAAATGAACCCAAGTAAGTCAAGTAAGTCAAGTAGACAAGTTTTAAGTCGATGATCCCTAACAGGAAAACCATGTACTTGACTTAAAATGAAGTCAAGAGAAGTATACCAAAATTGGAGTAAAACGTGAGTAAGTCAAGTAGTTGTTGAGTAGAGAAAAGACGAAAGCCCTTAGAATCAAGGGCTTATAAAACGTGAAGTAAAGTTAGTAAGTGACAGCTAACTATACTTAGTGGGGGATTTACAGACCGGCCGCAATAATAATAGGTGCGAGGTCCGGCGGGGAATAGTTCGGACCCTTCATGATTTTTCCGTCCTCGCGACGGATCGGAAGGCCATCAGCGCCTAGCTTCGACATGTTCGAGCGGTGAACTTCAGCCGCAAGGGCCTCCGCCGGAAGCCCAAAGACCAGGTTGCTACCCTGAACGACGTAATCGAGGTCAGCAAGGGCATCCGCCGCTTCCACTAAATCGACTTTTTCATCTGGAGTAACGGCGACCGCTTTGAAGTAGATTTCGTCAGATTTCTGCACATCGACGTGTAAATGAAGGCTGACTCCGAGGGCTAAACACAGCTCACCCAGCTCCTCCGCGATCAATTTCACCCGCAATTCGCGAATTCCGCGTTCAGAAACGGTCGGTTTCGACGGCGCCGGGTGTCCGAATGCCTCGTGAAAGGCCCGAACGGAGTGAATAGTGTGACCATTATTGCTCATGGTGGTGCTCCTTTTCATTTTAAAGTGGCAGGGCTGATGGTCTGTTTCATCAGCCCTGGGGGTTATCGAGCTTGCGCTTGACTTCGTCAAAGGCTTCGTGATCGACTTCGAGGCCGTTTTCATTAGCCACTACGGTTGCGAGGTCGCGGAGGACTTCGACCGGGTGGGGTGATTCGATAAAGCGGAAAGCGAGGCCAGACGATCCGAAAAGCGCGCCGCAGAAGCAGCGTTTGCCAAACATACGGAGTCCGACATTGAACGTTTTTACCGACGCAATACAGTAGGGGCAATAGATCATCTTCCAGGTTCGACCGTTCTGGATATGCTCGGCGCTCGCGCTATAGAAGCGAGTCTCAAACGTCTTGCCTTCGTTCTCCAGCTTTATATCAGACGGTTGAAACAGTCGATTATGCATCATCAGCTCCGCGACAGGGGGCCTTCATCGCTTTGCGAGTGGCCTCATTTTTGAGAGTGAGGAGCCCGCATTTGACGCAGTAGCTCCAGTTGAATATCTTCCCGAGGAAGCTATGTTGGTGCTTGCTCATCGGCTTTCACCTGTTCTTGAAGCTCGGCCAATACCTTTGCGCGGGCTTCCTTCGTCATAGACGTGATCAGCATCGTCGCAGCCATATCGAGCGGAGCGTTGGTGAACTCCAGGCGATTTCCGCCAGGCGCCGTATATTTGAGCGAATGAACAATGTTTACCACTTTGGCTTTGGCCATTACTTCCACCCCATTTTCAGATCAGAAAGGTTGGTGAGCGCCCCAGTGTAGTCCCAGTAGCGGTCCCATTCGTTGTTACAGTTGTAAACTACCCAAACGCCGTCGGTTCTCCCGGGGCGAATCTCTTTCACCATCCCATTCTCCCAGCGCGCGTCGCCGTAGTGCTCGGGTTGGTAGTGAACCTTATCGCCGACCTGTAATTGGATCGTGTCCACGAGGTTCGAGCCTTCGCGGCGAATATCTGCATTCAGGGGCTTCTGGATCGGAAGCGACACCAGCGGATCGCCGAGGAGCGGCGTCACGCGAATGTGGTGATCATCCTCGAACGTAATACAGGCGCGCTGACCCTTCAGCGATCCCTCCAGGAACGTAATGAGCTCAACGGGCCGGCGCATGGGCTTTCTCCGCGGCGGCTTCCGCCTTCAGTATCTTCTTATGAACCGCTTCAAAGGTCCGTGCCGGGGCCTTAATCAGCACCTCGTCATAGGGCCGTGTCTCGACCGGCTTGAGCCACTTCGATAGCTCGCGGAACGTGATTGGGCGAGTTAGCCGGAGCAGATCGGGGTTGGTTATAAAGAGGCGCATCATTTCAGCGAACCATTCGCCGTCGTTTGGGCAGTAGTTCGTCAGCTTTTCCTCGCCCGAGGCTTTGCGAATGTTCTTGCTGAATTCGGAATTATAGGCGTTGCCGTTCTTTACATTGCCCAACACGACATCGACGTGGTGCCCGATCTCATGCGCCAGGACGCCGTAGGGCTCGCGGTCCACGGTGTACCCCGGATAGGACCAGGACGCCCCGCCGGTTCCGATATGCGCACAGCGTTCGAGGCAGATTGCTATGTATGTTGGGCGATAATACGCACAGTGACCGGGTATCCGCCATTCATCCGGCGTGCTCACGCGGACCTCGGGCACGATCAGGTTATTGGCTTCGCAGAATTTGGTTATGCGGATCACTCCGCGGTCGAACAGATCGCGTTTGCTCACAGGAAAGGCCCCCGGCGCAGCTGGCGCATTGACACGTAGACGATAGCGAAATCCAGGACCTGTTCGAGGACCAGGAGACCGATGATGGTGTAAGCAACGTAGCTCATTCTTGTATCCTCGATTGGAATTCAGATTTTGCGCCCTCGCCGCGTTGGCTGACCGCGTAGTCATTCAACTCCCGCCAGAACTTCAATTTGTCTTCGACGGTCTCCGGGGTTACATTGCAATTCAAGACTTCCCATTCAGTCCAAACAAGTTCAGAACTGAAGTGACAACCGTTGTAGCAACGGCGTTGCGGATCAGTATTGATCAGCATACGCCTCCGCGATTCGATAACGAATAGTTGTGTCATAGAATCCTCCGAATGCCCAACACAGACCGATCCCACCAGGTTGTGAACTGATCGCGCCAGGCGTCCAGGGAGTTCTCGAACTCGCGCAGGATGCGGGGCCAATCGCTCGGGTGGATGCGGCGTATCACATAGAACTCATAGTGCTCCGCTTGCCATCCCAGCGTTGTTTCGAGGTACTTGCCCGCGACCGGATCGAAGTTGAGGTAATGTAGCGTTGGTTGGGCTATGTCGTCAATGTAGATACACTCGAAGATTTCGAGCCCGGGGAGGTCCGCCGCGTGGTCGATAGCGTATTGCACGCAGTTCTCGTGGCAGCGGTAGTTGAACAGGCCCTGGGTCGATACCGGCTTGATCAGCGGGTAGCGTGACCGAACGTATTTGATCAGCTTATTCTGAACAGCAATCTTGCGGGTCATGGTTTCGGTTGTCCTTCAATTCCGGGAACGCGCCAATAGTTTCCTTCCTCATCAGTATGGCCATAAACCTCTTTGTTCATGATAGCCGGGTGGACATCGTATCGGTGCGACTTGACGGCGTTCGCGCGGTGACTCTCCCAAACCGACTTCTTCGCCGTTCGGACGTGGTATGGTTCCCGGCCATACTCGCGCTTCAGCCTGAGTATCGTCGTGCGATAGCGGGCGCCGTAGCCAGCGAGGATTCGAGCGGCCCGGCGGATGCGTTTGGCGGCTTTTCCGTTCATTCAGTCCTTCTCCTCAATCACGATAAGATCGCCCGAGGCGTCGCGCCGACAAAGCAGGCAATAACAGCTATTATACATACAGCCGCCGTCCGTTCGACCGCGCAGGTGTATTCCGAGGAAGCAAAGGGCCTTGGTCAGTCGAGTAGGCCCAAACCGCTTCCGGTGTTTGTCGAGTTCATCCGCGATCTGAAGAAGATCAGTGCCCGTCAGCGCGTTAAGTTTGTTTTGCTTTACGGCCAGGCGAATGAACTCAGTGTTAATCATGAGTGCCGCCGTCCCGCGCATCGTCGGCCAGGCCTGATTTTGACAACTTCAGTTCAACAACTTCTTCCTCGACGTAGGTGACCACGTTCCAGCCGGTGAGTTTGTGCCAATCTTCCGCCGACTTTTCGGCGTCCGGGACGTTCTGGTGTTCCTCGACCGTCTTGATTTGGCTCTGATACCCAGCGAGGTCGATGCGCACCCCGGAGTCCTTCTTGAACGGGTGGTTGTATTTTACGATGCGGACTTCACACATATTGATGTTTCTCCTTTTCTTGTTGAACACTACATTCTTTGCACAGAAAGAATTCGCGACCACCTGTGGTAATCCAACGGAACCGCTCGACTATATTGATCACCCTAAGATCGGGGTCAGTCTGATCGGGCTCCTCAACTTGAACTCGCGGCTCCCGACCGTCAAACGGGAGGTGATAACGACAATTGCGATTCTCACAAATCATTCTAGCACCACAACTTTATCAGAGCAGTATTCCTCCGCCGCGGTCAGCGCCCGGCGAAGATCGGAACGGAAATCATTCAGAGCGAATCGCTCATGAATATCGAAATCGACTGACGGAGCCGCTTCAAGTATCTTCAGGGTCAGGTCAAGCTCGCGCGCCGTCGCGCCGCAAGGTATCGGTTCGGGTCCCCTGATGCAATTGTTCCAGCCCCAGAGGTGACCGCCGCATTTACCCGCGGAGACGCATGAAGCGTCATAGTGGAGCGCGGAGAGGCGAAGCAATCCTTCAACTACCAATACCGACGGCTCCAGATAAAATTTGGGGACGGCTCGAATTGTGATTGGTGTTTTCATAGCTGAGTATCCGTGCGGCGGCGCCGATGGTTTTCAAGTGGAATTCCGTCATCGTCCAACAAGAGAGTCTTGCTGAGATCAACGGGTTTCCGACGTTCCGTGGTTACTACAACGCGAGGCGCCGCCGGCTTTTCGTCCGGCATAGCTTGGTCTGTGGCGGCATTCATGTCCATGTGCTCCATTTCTCGTGTTGCTTAGATGTTCGCCAGAAGCTCCGCGCGATCTTGCGCTTGTTGCTTCAGCTTTCCCGACGCTTCCGAGGTGAAGTGACACGCACCAACGGCAACGATAACCAGGGCAACCAAACTTTCATTTCCGTGCTCCATTTCTTAATCTGTATAAGAAGTATAGTGGAGCCGTCGGAAAAGTAAAGTCAACTAATGAATCTTTTTGCGTCTTGACCAAAATAAAGCGACAAGCCCTGAGCCCAACAGATAGATCGCTGAGGGTTCCGGGACGCTCGCGACGGTTCCGGGTGTCGTTGGCAGGGTCTCGCAACAGTCGGGACAGGTCTGGACAACATAGCCCCCGCCTCCACCGTAATAGCTCGGAGGAAACCAGCCCGCGATGTCGTTATGAGTGACAACGATGTCCTGCCCAATCACTCCTTCGTCGAAGGGCGTCATGGTCTCCTCGGGGGTGAATGTCGTTGCTTGGGCTTCAGGCTTTGGATCGAACGGTGGCGGACCCTGATAGACGGTCCAGCCGCTCGGGTCCTCCTTCTCATAGACGCCCATCTTGTTCGGCGCGCGGCGACCGCTCGCCATATCGTCGTTTAACTTTTTGTACATGCGTTCCGAGGCGAGGCGCTGGGCGCGCTCCTCCGCGGTCATCGGCTTTACGTCGAGCGAGGGGACGGGCTCGCCGTGACGCGAGACCTCGACCGCTGTCAAGCCGCCGGGGGCAACGGGTCGCAGCCGGTCCTCTGCTTGGGCTTTGTAGCTATCGACCGCGCACTTGGACAGTAGGAGGATCGCGAGCAGGGCGGCAACCGTTGCCCCACCGATGAACAGATTGTTACGCGCTTTCATGTTGTATCTCCGGGTAATCGAAACGATGGGGAGCTTGGCCCTGACGTTCTTGAAAATTGAAACAGTTTTGTACGATCTTCGCCAACTCCCGTTGGGTCAGGTCGCCATCGTAAAATGCCTTGAACTCGCCGCTGAGATAATCCCCGAGCGGAGGAGTTATGGCCACTATGCGTACAGCGTTCATCCTTGAGGGTCCTCAGTATCGGTAAAGGTGAATGACGATAGGTTTCTGGATTTCGCCACGGTCAACACGCCACAGCATCTCACCGACATCACCGGGGAGAATCTTGTAACAGGCGTGTTGCGCTTCGTCCGTTTTCGCATCGAGCTTACAGCGCGCTACGTCGATGACATCACCCTTGCCGGGCTCGACCGGGTGGGTGTAGTAGCGCGTCGGAATAACGCGAGGCATGAAGGCGTCCTCCGCGTGCGCGATCCCGGTGAGCAACATTAGCAAAACAAAAGCCTTCATGATCTAATCCATTTCCTCAGTCTGTTCGAGAAGTATAGTGAGACCGCTCGAAAAGTAAAGTTGTTATCCAATAATTCTTAAATGGTTCAGCGCGCTCACCAACTGGATACATTGACGCCGGCAATCCTCCGCCGCATCATGCTTGGGGTCCCCGCCTTCGGGTTCCGCCCAAACACCGATAGTCCGAGCGAGGTCAATCACCGTCCGGGTATCGCGCGGCTGATTGTAACGCCAGGGGCGCTTGATTCCCAGGCGGTCATAGTAGCCTTCGAGCACGGTCAGATCAAAGGTTGGACCCTTCGCCCAAACACGTTCAATCGTCGGGTACTGCCCGAGCCAGTTGCTCAGCGCGTGAAGCACCACGCCGATCTGCTTGGGCTCAATTTGGTCGAGCCCTTCTTGTTCGCGCCACCAGGCCGTCGTCAGGCGATCCGTTTCACCGCCGGCCATAATCGAGGACATCAGGTCAACGTCCTCGCGGAAGATATCAGGGGGCATCATTCCGGTCTGCCAGTCGAATACCAGCGCACCGATCTGAATCACTGCGGCGTCGCGGTTTACACCCATTGTTTCGATGTCAATCATGACGTCTGTTAGGTTCACATCGCTCATTTCTTGGTCCTCATTTTGATTTCTTCCGACGCAATAAGCTCCTGGACCACCGGGCATTGCTCCGGGGTTTCCTGGCCGTTGACTACTTCGCAAAAGATGTCGCCGAAACGGCGATCACGTGAAAAACAGTGACAGTCTTTACAGTACCCGAAGCCGCCGTGATTCTCGAAATAGGCTTCAGCGATCTGTTGACCTGTACATTTACCGCCACCAAAGCGGTGCGGGAATGGATAAGCGATACAGTTGCACACATACTCTCCTTTTCTTTTCTTCCGCACTATTCCACCGCCGAAAGATCGGGGCCGAAGCCCCGAGCCTTATTTACAATAACCAAACAATTTTAACAACCAACCAATCAATCGTGGGAAATCAGAACATTGGTTGGTTTGTTCGGCTTGGGGAGGTTGTTACAAACATCCTCCGACAGCGTCGCCGTCGCCGGGTCCGAGGTGAGCGGAATCAGTTGATTGTCGGTAACAGTAACGTCAAACACCGTCCCGGCCTTAAAGCACTGACCCTTTGCAATCGGTACAACCTTATGGCAAGGAGGCGCCTGAACCGCGGGCAATAACGGAACGCGAACCGTTGCGGGTTGCGTGTATCCGAAAGTGTAGCCCGCGATTTCGGTTGCAGCAAACACGCTGTTGTCCGTCCGCGTAGTTGGAGCTTGACAATCAAGTACAACTTGCGTCGAAGCCTGTGCCCCGCTCGGGACGAATAGCCCAACCAGAAGCAGAGCCCCGAGGATAGCCGCCAGCGGCGTACCCGGTGCGCCCGTCGTGGTTTTCACCTGCGAGGACGGCGTGTTGACCGCACTGTTGATGGTAAATCCCATGAAGAACAAGGCCAGCAAGCCTTCCGCCGAGGACGTACTGACCGCCCCGCTCAACGCCGACGCGATAGCGCCGCCGAAGATCGTGAACAGCGTCCAAAGCGTCGGACGCCAGCTGTTGGGCCCCCAATACTCGCGCAGGGAGTCGATGCCGCCCCGCAGGTAGGTTTTTAGAGCGTGAGCGAACGCCCCGAGGAAGATCACACCGACAGTCAGCAGCAACTGCGGCAACAAAGTTTTCCAGTCCATAATAATTTACCTTTACAGTGGGGTTAGGGGTTTGTTTGCTCCATTTCTAACGAAAGCGTTTCATGGTATCGGAGACACCCTGGAAACTATCGTACTGAATACCGTGATCCAAAACCGGACCGCGGCGAGGATAACCCGAGACCGTGCGCTCATAAACAGCGCCAACAGAAGCCTCGCGCTCATGCTGGAAGTTCGCCGCGGGCGGCTCCGCTTCCGTTACGCGGTCGATGTATCCGAGCGCGCGGGATAGATTAGCCTTGGTGACTTCGAGTTCGCGCCGGGTAGCATCCAGGACCTCTTGGAGATTCTTGTTTGCTACCTTCGTCAGCTCGACTTCGGTGGACAGCTTCGACTTCTCAACCAACGCCTTATCGAGCCGCGAGTGAACGTCATACACGTGTTCGTCGAAGGCTTTAATGATATGGGCTTCCGCCGCGTCGGGGCGATTAAACAGCATCATGAGATAGTTCGCCGCGTCGATGTATTCACCCTTGGCGACCTTGGCAATGAAGCGGGTCGCGAGGCGCGAGGGCGGGCACTCTTTCTGACTATGCCAGCCGCTGTAGCCTTTCTCGCGCTTCTCGGCGAGGCGTTGGCGCATTTCGTGAGCCAGGTTATCGACGCCGCAGTTGTCGATGGACTCGGGGTTGGTCAGTTCTTCAATCATGTTTCTTCTCCGTTTCTGATCCGTTTCATAGTATCGGCGCCCAACAAAGACTCCAACCCGTCCCAGGAGACGGGGAGGCGGTCAGGATCGGGCACCGGGGTTCCGTTTTCAAGCGCGACTTGCATCAGCTCGCGTTCGAGGTTATGGCAAAATACCTCGAACACCCAGCTTGGTGATTGCGGATTGCAGGTCATCTTGACTATCGAGCGACAATTGGGGTGCGTCGGCGGCAGGCCGTGTTTCCCCATGATTGCTTCGATCTTGCGGCGGCGTTCGGCTTCGTCCATTTCAGACCTCGAAGCAACCATCAGCAGTTTGGCGCTGGATGGCAGCGAAATGTTTCAAGAAGCGAGCACGCCTGGATTCGATCTGGACCTTGAGCGACCGACCATTGACCACCTCATCAGCGGAATGGCGACCGTACACACTGTCCAGATAATTACGAATTTCAACCGGCGTCGCGGTCGGAACGGCTTCAGCGATTTGGTTGAACGCGAGAGTCCAGTGAGTCTCCGCGATCTGTTTGACCTTCTTGAAGTCAACGATGGTTCCGAAGAAGCCGTGGCCGGGGTTCGCGGTCGGTATAACTTTCATTGTGGTGCTCCATTTCTAGTGTAGGTCTGAAAAGTATAGTTACCAACGCTTAAAAAGTAAACCCCGGCGACGCTCTTGTACAACTAATTCGGTCAAGGGTATCCAAACCGGCAACTGAGGGTCCTCCGCCTGCATGGCCCATTCGCCTTTATGCGGACCCTTATCAATCTTGAACATCGCCGTCCAAAGTACCAGACGGCCCACAAGCTGTTCAGCGCCCGCCGGGGGAACGTCCTTGGGCAGATAGACCGCCCTCAGCGAATCCCCGATGCCCTGGATCATAGGCCGGGGCCGGCGTAGCTCCAGCACGAGGGCAAAGAGCGTTGACGCTCCCGAGCCGATCATTGAGGCGACCCAGAACAGCGAGGTGGGTTCAGGAATCAGGGCCCACAACCCGAGCGTAATCAGACTGATGAGATTGACCAAGAAATAAACCAGTGCCATGATATTCGCTCCAGCGAAAAGTCCTGGCATTTTAACCCGGACCGGCTTCAACGGCAAAGCCGTCGCTGAGAGCGATTCGATATGCTGAGACACGTCCTTGAAAAGATCGTCCTCATCAAAATAAATCCGGTCCTGGTTTTTCGCGCGAACGCGCTCAGTCACGAGGACGCCTTGACAGAGGTCCCAGAATGAATCTTTGTCGATAAATCCCAGCTGTTCCCGATACTCAGTGAACAGAGTCATAAAGGAACCGTGCCCGGTCTTGCCGTGTTCGGGGCAAACCCATAGGCCCGGGGCAGCTTCGCCCAGGGCCCTAAAGCCGTGACAAACGCAGGTTCTCATCCCAGCTGTTCTCCGTGGAGACGGCCCAACATAGTATCGAGGGCGTGCACTTCGTTCGGCGTCAGCTTTTCGTCGTGGTTGACCAACCACTGAAGGCGGTCGAACAATTCCAGCTCATTGTTCTGTAGCGCGAACTTGTTGGAGTCGAGCCGCTTCAGCTTCGCCGGGACCTCCTTGGCGAGTTCGGCGCACAGCTTCATTTCTTCGAGAAACGCGCGCTGGGCGTAGATGACGCAGGTGGTTGGGTCGAGCGCGTCGCCGTACTTATCGGCCAGATACTCCGCCCCGGCTCCTCCCGCGGCGCCGACCATCTTCAGGAGATTGGCCTGACTGCCCGCTTCACCCGGGTCGATTTCACAATTGGCCTTGAAACCGGGCTTCAGAGACGAATGGACCTGGACAATGACCGCGAACTTGCGCCAATCGGTATCGAGCCGCCCCAGTTTGACTTCAACCCCTTCCATCACCGTTGTCATACAGCACCACGCATTTTCTGAACTTCGTTTAAGAACTCCGGGTCATCGCTTTCCCAGAAGCTGAATAGATCGCCGCCGCGCATAATGTTGACGCCGTCAACCTCCTCCCAGTGTCCATTGACAAAATGAGGCACCACGGCTTTATCCGCGCCGGCTTCGACGCCCGCCGGGGATTTCGCCCAAGCAATGGCTTCGTCCGAGGAGGCAAACCCCTTCGGATAGTACGCACTGCCCGAATCCGCGAGAATGTACCACTGATCCATTTCCATGATCAGACCGCTTCCGGGCTCCTTGAACTCGTTGTCACCAATCGGGTTCGGTCCGTCCTCATGCTGACGCTGACCCGAGGGAAGCGTGATCCATTTGCGGCGGCGGTTGATCGCCATCTTCTTGTTAATTTCGCTGAGAAGATCGGCGCCCAGAAGCTCGGAGACCTGCATGACCATAATGACCACGTCAGCGCACTCGACGCCGCAAGCGATCCGGCGCTGTTCGTACAATTCAGCGTCGCCGGTCTCGGCCAGATTGCTGAGAGCGTTCAACAACTCGGACATTTCGACGTTGGCGCGGGTTGCGATAGCCAGGGGCTTGTTTGGGCCGAAGGTCGCAACACCCCACGCCGTAATCGTTTGTTGAGTTTCCATATCCTGTCCTCAGTGCTGGGTTTGTTGATTGCGGAGCATTTCGCCTAAGTCGAAGCTGCCCTGCGGTTGGTCGAACTCAATGGGGCGAAGGAAGGCGAGACCGTGATCAGCCGCATAACTCATGTCAAGTGAATACTGATCCTTCAGCGAAAGCGGAAGGCCCTGCGCAATGAACAACTGATCAAACATCGCGCCCATAACGGCTTGACGGTCGGCGCCGAGCCGTTCGCAATCTTCGTTCGCCTTCTCGTGGATGCGCTTCCGCTCGACAAGGAAGTTGTTTGCCACATCGTGGATTTGTCGCGCTATCGCGACGGCCTCCGGGTTGAGATTCACAGTTGGTTTCATGGTCACAGCGGTTCTCCAAGTAGCTTTTCGCCCAGGGTCATGATCGCGTCAACCAGGAAATTCTGGAAGGAGCGGGTTTCATCGTAGGTGTTGAACTTGAGGTGAAAATACTCCTCCGCCAGGGTTCCGGCAAGCATCTTCGTCCCCATCATAAACGTTCGACGGCTTACAAAGATGGTCCCATTCTCGGCGCGGCCCAACACGCCCTCGCCGAGGAATTCAGTGACAACTATCGGGTAATCACTGACGGCGTACCCCATCGCGATATTGAAGTTGATCGCCTTCTGAAGCATCGCCGATTCTACCGGATCAAGCTGAAGCGCCGGGCCGGCGTGCAATTCGTCCGAAGCCCAAACACGGACCGCTTCGAGCGCGCTGCGGTTGAGGTGAATGTCGCGTTTGTTCGCGAGGTCCCGGACGATCCCAATGAACTCCTTCGATGGCAAGCAGCCCTCGAACGTCATCGTGTTCTCATAGGTCTGTTTGGGCGCCGTCACCGCGCGCTGAATCAGGGCTGGCGTTTTCGATTCGCAGAAGCCTTTACGGATCGCTGCATCAGCGTCCCAGGAATACTTCAGGGTGCGATCTTCGGTCAGCTCGCACTTCCGTTGAATGTTGTAGGTAAAGCTCGACGGAGTGTTGAGCTTATAGGCCCTGATCCCGCGGTAAAAGACATATTGCGATTGCCCCGGGTGGATATGGACTGACTCATTTTTCTCAATCGCGTCGGTGCTCAGGATGATGTCGGAGCGAGAGGCCCAGGCGTCGGTGAACTTCTCCCCGCGAACGATGATCTGCGTGGATTCCGGGTCAGGCTCGGGGAAGTTCTCGACCTCGACGGCCTCGCCGCGTTCGTCGAGCATGTTACAATACAGCTCGCGCATCGCTTGCCAAACTTCCCAGGTCTTGCCGAGTTCGGTGGTGAAGCCGATAGCGCGCTTGTTCATTGTCACCAAGTCAAAGGAATCAACCCGGATTTTGGTTTTGCGTGACCCGAAGTCGAGACGCTTATTGCCCGACAGAATGCTGATCTCACAGCCTTCCCGGAGGAGGATTGCAACGGCGTACTTCAGCCCGGTTCCGAAAAAGCCAATGGCTCCCTTGTTCTCCTTCGAGCTGGCGCCGAAGGTAGTGATGGACCGCGGGTCAATGACCCCCTTATTGCGGAATACGACATATGACATGGTTTGCTCCATTTCTGTTGGTGGTTAATACTTGTATGCGCACACGTACTTGGGTGGAAGATTGTCGCAGGTGTAATGCTGGTCCGAGGGCTGGACGATCTCAACGCAATCACCACTCAAAGGATCGCGCAGCACCGTCGGGCGGTCGAAATAGCTGGCAATCGCGCTATATACCATCCATACGATTGCAACCGGAATCAGGAGATACCACTTCATGATTATTCCAAGCATAACCTCGGAGGCGGTTGACCTCGAATTCAAAGCGGTTGCCATAGGACGCCGCGAGCCCGCGCGCAACGTCCGCCGATTTGGCGCCCCGCGGGAGGTCGCGTTGGAATATAGCTTTGTAGGCTTCTCGCAATTCATGATGGGTGAGTTCCTGTCCAAGTGAGTATCGTTGTTCCATAATCAGGCTCATGTTCGCCGCCGGGAAAGTATAGTTGTGTGAGTTCGTAAAAGTAAAGTAATTTTCATTGATTCATCGCCGTTCGGATTTCGCGCCGTACTTGCAGGCGGGCGTTCAAGATCGCGCGGTGGTCGCTCGCCGAGCGCGAACAGGTCACCATGCAAGCCTTACCACAGACCGTGAAGCGGACCTTATAGTGCCGCTTCCCGTTCTCGACCCGGTACGCAATACCGGCTTCAGCCAGCTCCCGCTTTGTCGCTTCCAGTGTCTCGCTCAAAATGGAATCGGTTCCTCATCCGGGGGCACCAACTGCGTTTGAACCGCGTCCAGCTTGGGCCAATCGAACGGCCCACCAAAGTTAGTGTCCCAATGTTCTCTGCAAAGATCAACCGGCGGGAGATAGATCACATACATGCGTTTCTTGACCAGTACCTCGAAGCCGGTGTCATTCGTCCAGGGCACTTCAACCGTCTCCTGTTTCGAGACCGGATGGCCCGGCGGGAACGCGCGGAGGAGGAATTTGCCAAACCCGGTCCGACTCATACGGAAGTTGCGGCCCTGGTCCTTGAGGTCCATAACGTAGTCGTCATACAGGAAATCTTTGATGACCTTTTCCCGCCACTCCTGGTCGCCGCGCAATATCCGACCCTCCCAGAACTTCTCGAACAACCACTGAATTTCGGGGTCCATGCTCAATATTTTCTGATCCTGCAACGCCTTCGTTTGGGGGACGGCGCGGACTTCGTATTTGCTCAGGTCATAGGTCAGGAGGAAGTGCAGCAGGTTCTCGAAGCCGCCTTCATCCAGCTCCAACGACAATTTCTTGAAATAGTTGTGGTCCTGTTTCTTCCCCTCGCCAACTTCCATCACGAAAAAGCGGCGTTCATCGAGACCGGCGGGCACCACCCAGTTTTCGTTCGAGGCGAGCATCAGGTGCGTATAGTTCGGCGCCGCCTCGGCGTCTACGCCCTTGCCTTCGATCACCAGGTGTTCTTCCGTGATCAGCGTTTTCAGAACTGATTCATGTTTCTTGTCTCCGGCGAAGAAGGCTTCATCACCGAACAGCACGACGGTATCGCGGAGGTGGGCGTTGAAAGAGCCCACCAAATGCTTCGAGTCCGACACCTGAAGGTAGTGCCGCCCAAACAAGGCCCCGAACTTCTTGGCAAAGAAGCTCTTGCCGGTTCCGCGCTTCCCGCGGAGCACCACGGCGACCTCTCCCGGGCCGTCCGGGTGCTGAACGGTCCGAGCCATCCAGCCTACCAGGTAGTCATAGTGCTCCTGATTCCCCGAGCAGACGTTGAGGAATAGATGCTGCATGAAGCCCTTGTGCTTATCGCCCGGGAGCGAATCGCAGGCGAATCCACGCCAGAGGTTGTAAGCGTCGGGAACATCGCGACCCGGCGAGAAAACAATGGTGTCAAACTGGCGGCGATTCGGGTGATCAATCCAAAAGTTTCCCGCGGCCTTCTCGACCGGCGCGCCGGCTTCGGTACGCCCAACAATCACCTTGATGTGGCGGTAACGGTTGCGGAAGTCCTCAAACGATTGCTTGCTGATCTTCGTCCGCTGTAGCGAAGGGTCCATGACCTCGCTGATAATTCGGCACTTCCCGCCGATGTCAGAAATGACCGCATGCTTTTCGTTCAGTTTGCGCAGCATCGGGTCGATGGCTTCTTCAAGCGCGCGTTCGATCTGCCGCAGCGCATAGCCTTCTGGGTCCGGTTTATCGCGGACACTGACCGCAATCTCATTCGATCCGGTGATGACCGCATAGATCATTTCCGGCGGAACTTCGGCGCGCACGAGGTCGCAACAGACTCTGAACAGCGCCTCAGATCGTGATTGGTATTTCGTCGGGTCGAGCGGGTCCTGTCCGGTCGCGATCAGCGCCAGGGTATGGTCCGTGATCGCCTTGCCGTTCTGTTGGGCCCACTCCTTCAGCTCCTCCGTCCCGATATCAGCGACATTGCCCGTCACTCTGACTTTGGGCGGACCGCTCGCGAGCCCTTGATCACGTGATTGAACCCGCGGCGCCGGGATAAACTGGTCAATGGTGTACAGCGCCGCATCGTTCCATTCTACAAGCGTGGACAATGTAGGCTGGCGCCCTTTCTTGATCTTCTTCGCTGTCGGAACGTTAATGGTGCCCGGTAGCCGCATGATGCGGTCTACGTTGTGGCAATGGTCCGCCTGGAATAGCTTCTCCAGCTGAATGTTGTAGGCTTCGAGTTCCTGAGCCTTCTCGACCACGCCGTTGATTTCCAGGCGTTCGCTTGGCTGGAGTTTCCAAAAGCCCTGATAGCCACCGCCCGAGTCGATGATGACCGTTGGCGCCGGCTTGAAGTTCTTCAACATCTTCAGCGCGCGGGTCCGCTCCTCGGCGAAATCCTCCCCGGCGCGCGGGTCAATGTCGATGTGGAGCCATGCCAATCGCGCAATATCTTCCTTGGAGGCTTTATTATCCAACGCCTTCCGAACCGGATTGACGTGAAAGTACAGATTCTTGATGCCTTGATGACCTTCGATCCAGGCGGCAGCGTCCGTCCACTTGGCCGCGGGAAAGGTCATTGTTTCGGTTTTCCCGTCCGGGATAATCGCGGTGAGGACCCATGGACCCTCGGGGCTCCACTTCTGAAGGAACTCCACCGCACTTTTTGTATCGTGCTTAACCTTCTTCAGTACCGCCATTTTACAGCCCCCAGAACATGCCCAAGCGATCAATCGGCGCGTCACCCGCTTCCATTTGAACTACCCACAAGCGAGTACAGCCAAGTTTCTCGGCGACTTCCTTCTGGGTAAGTCCTTTACGGCGGCGGAGCAATACACATACCTCATGAGGCTTCGGTGGTCCTGAGAGCGCAACGTTTGGTTTTTGTTCGGCAAGGCCGCGCGCTTTATACTTTGCGCGCATTGCGTTCAGCTTCCGGCGACGGCCTTCCAGCCACTTCAACTCGGAATCTGAAACACTTATTTCGATAGACATTTTAACAACTCCTCAGTTCTCGGCAGTCTTTCCCACCGGGCGATGACTACAG